TCAGTTTTCGGCCTTCGGCACGGACCCCAGACGCTGCAGAAATTCAGGCTCGTCGTAATCGCCCATTTCAGGGTCGGCGGTCTGACGGACAACGTCCACGCCGGCAACGCTGCCACCCTCCATCATGCGGCTGGCACGTTGCAGGGCCTGTGGCTCGGTCTTGTAAGAAATGGGTGGTTGGGGCTTCAGCCCTCCCCTTTTGCCGAGGATGTACGGCTGGCAGATGAACAAGGTTTCCAGGGCCATGGCGGGATTCCTGCGGCAAGGTCGACTACCGCAGAATGTTCCCATTTCGTTCTTTTGTCAATATGCGTGGTCCCGCCGCCATTCGCGCTCCCGGTCACCGCGCAGTAATCCCGAATCTTTCCCGCTGCCGGTGCCATTCCACCGGCATGTCGTCCATCAGGTCGGCAAGTTGGAGTGTCCGCGGCTGGCGTCCGTCGAGGATGGTTTCGACGATGTCGGGGGCCAGCAAGGTCAGGCGGTAGATTCGGGTCATGTAGGATGGGCTGATCTTCTCGGCGTCAGACAACTCGTTCAGGGATGCCACCTGCCCGGATTCCAGCATGCGCTTCCAGCGATGGGCGCGGGCCAGCGCCTTCAGCAGGGTATCGTCGGGGGTGGGCTTGGCACGCACCGGGACGCCCTCGGGCACGATCACCAGCTTGCGGCCGCCATATCGCCGCAGGGTCAGTGGCACGCGGACGGTGAAGGTGTCGATGCTGACCCCGCTCATGCCGCGCTCCTGTCGCCGGTCTGGGCGGTGATGTCGGCGATGACGCTGGCCAGTCCCTCGGCGCGCAACCGGACCTCGGCGCAGTCTGGGGCGATGGCCACTTTCTCGACCAGAAGCTGGAGGATACGGGCCTGCTCGGCGGGGAACAGTTCGTCCCAGAGTGCCTCGAAGCGATCGAGGGCGGCATGCAGATCGGCCGGCGACATGGTTGGCGCCCTCCGTTCGGCCCGCGCCCGGATCTCGGGGGCGCGCAGCAATGCCCGGACCTGTCCGATGACGGCCGCCTCGATCTCACCGGCGGCGATGCTGCGCACTGGGCAGGACTCGTGGCCGGAATGGATCGCCTTCATGCAGGTATAGTACCGGTACAGCCGACCCTTCTTTCGGGTCGAAGTTGGCGTCATAGCCCGGCCACAATTGGCGCAGACGATCAGCCCCTTCAGCGGCGCCGGGGTCGATGACCGCACCGCATTGGCCCGCTTCCTGGGCGCATTGTCGGTCTTCACCGCCACCACCTTGTCCCAGGTGACGCGGTCGATGATGGCGGGATGCTCGCCGGCATGGGCTTCGCCCTTGTGGACGGCCTCACCGAGATAGACCCGGTTGTCGAGCAGCTTGTAGAGGAAGTTCTTGGTGATGGGCGCGCCGTCGCGGTGCTTGCCGTCTTGGGTGGTCCAGGACTTGGTATGGTGACCGGCGGCGTTGAGTTCCTTCACCAGCAGGGTGGCGGAGCCGACCTTGAGGAAGCGGTCGAAGATGTGGCGGACCAGATCGGCCTCGGGCTGGTTGACCACCAGCTTGCGGGCGACCACATCGTAGCCCAAGGGCGGGACGCCGCCCATCCACATGCCCTTGCGCCGGGAGGCGGCGAATTTGTCGCGGATGCGCTCGCCGATCACTTCCCGCTCGAACTGGGCGAAGGACAGCAGGATGTTGAGCGTGAGGCGCCCCATGCTGGTCGTCGTGTTGAACGATTGGGTCACCGACACGAAGGTGACGGCGTTGCGGTCGAACACCTCGACCAGCTTGGAGAAATCCATCAGCGAGCGCGACAGGCGGTCGATCTTGTAGACCACCACCACATCGATCAACCCGGCCTCGATGTCGGCCAGCAGGCGCTTCAGGGCGGGACGCTCCAGGTTGCCGCCGGAGAAGCCGCCATCATCGTAATGGTCCGGCACCGGCACCCAGCCCTCGGCCCGCTGGCTGGTGATGTAGGCCTCGCAGGATTCTCGTTGGGCGTCGAGGCTGTTGAATTCCATCTCCAGGCCCTCTTCCGAGGACTTGCGGGTATAGATGGCGCAGCGAACCTTGCGGATCGGCTTGGGCGAGTTCATCGGCTGGCCTCCAGCTTGCCATGCTTGCGCAGCCCGAAGAACAGCGGCCCATTCCAGCGGGTGCCGGTGATGGCGCGGGCCACCGCCGACAGGCTCTGGTAGCGGCGGCCCTGCCATTCGAAGCCGTCGGCCAGCGCCGTCACTTCCTGCATCACCCCCTGCCATTCCCGGATCAGCTTGGTGCCGACGATCGGGGCGGTCATGTCCTTGGGTTTCGGCTTCTTCTTGCCGTCCAACTCGTCGACCAGATCGTCGAGGCGGCGTTCGGCCTGGACCGACAGGCCGCCGAAGGCCAGTTCCTGAATCCGGTAGGCCAGTCGCTTGACCAGGAAGGTGCGGTTGTAGGGCGGCGGCTCGGTGCCGGTCAGCTCCCGCCACATCGCCTTCAACTTGGGCGTCGGCAGGGTCGGCAATTCAGCCACCTGGGAAAGGATCGCGGTTGTCATTTACGGGGTCTCCTGCAATTGCGGTCGGACCCATGGACGCTCTGGTGACCAGTGAAGTCGACGGAACAGTCTCCGGCGTCGGCAGATAAACGAGTGGACTTCCGCGCCATCAGGCGCATGGCCCCGGTCACCAGGATCTCGGCGATTTCGTCGAGGCGCTCGGCGGCGGTCATATGGTCGGGATGGAGGGCGAGGGACATGGGAGAAAACCTGATTGTGTTGCCTATGACTCCCTGTACCGGCGCATCCTCCATTCCGTCCCAAGAGGGGCCTATGCGACGCTCTGGCTGGCCAGCCCCAACGCCTTCCACAACTTGGACACCTTCTTCTTGACCGTACTCTCGTCGGGCACGGCGGCGCCCTTGTCATCGAACCAGCCGAGCAGGTTCAGAACCATTTCTTTCTGTGTGGACGGAGGGCCATCGTCGTGAAGACGGCGGCAGGTTTCGATCCAGAAACTTTCCCAATCATATTTCGGGGGCGCACCTGGTCCGCCACGGCTGAGAGATGGGGCGGAGACATCCCTGGGCGCCGGTGCATTGTTCGCCTCGAAACGCTCGACCTCTTCCCGACGGATAAGGAGATCATCCGGAGCGACGACAAATTCGGGAAGGTCTTCTTGGCGGCGGATTTCGATGTAGCCGTCAGGCTCAACAGGCATCACGGAGTCGATGACCCGAGGCCCGTGCTTTATAATGCTCCAAGCGTCGTTGCGTTTAAGGTCGAAGATCCCAGTGAGGTACTGCCATCCCTCCGGCAACCGCTGCCACTCATCGATATCGACTTTCTGCCATTCGCCAACTTCCGCCCGCACACCTGAAAGACCGATGGATAGGACGAGCTTTTGGTCAAGAGCCAGAGCGCCGATATGCGGCGGTTTTACGCCCCAGCGGTCGCACAGATCCGCCAGGGTCAAGAAAGAAATGTTGGGCATGGCCATGATCATCAGCCTCCCTCGACGGCGCGCAGGCGGCGGTAGGCGCGCACCACCTTGGCGACATCGCGCTGCATGTCAGGCGGGAATCGCTCGGCGGCGACAAACAGGTCGTCGAGACGAACCCCCAGCACGGCGGCGGCCTTCTCGATCAAATCGTCGCGGGGCGGCTTCTCGCATTCCCGTTCAATGCGCGACCAATAGGCGGGGGAAACCCCGAGGCGGCTGGCGAAATCATTGAGGCCAATGCCCAATTCGTTGCGGCGGACGCGGATATAGGATCCGAACGGCATCATGCCCTCCCTTGGCCGGTGACGAGACGGTACTTGCGCAAGCGGACCCAGATGAAGGATGGGGACACCCCGAAAATTCCAGCGAGATCGTCGAGCAGCGCATCCTGCTCGGCCATGCCCCACCGCCGGCCATCAATCACCGGGTAGCCAGGTTTGCCGGCATGGTCGGAGCCGTTGACCAGGGTGACGCCGAATTCACCAGCGCGCATCACCATGGTGCGATGAAGCAAGTCTGGCGGCGCCAGCAATCCACCCATGAACTCGTTGGCCCGATACTCCGACCAATATTCCTCGTTCTTCGGGCCAGCGGCGTCGAAATGCGCCTCGTCGGGGGTGACGTGGCGGGATTTGCTCCGGCAGGCGATGACCGAGGCCGGGCCATCGAATATGGCGTGTCCTAATTCATGGGCGGCGGTGCTGGCGGCGAGATCGGACCGATCCCCGATCACGGCGGGATTGAGGCTGAGATAGATGTTTTGGGGGCTGTCGGAATCGTATTCGCAGGCCCCGGCCACAGGCCGCCCCAGTTCATCGTGAACCTCGTTCCCGCAGTCCCAGACCGGCTCGAAGCGAATACCGTTGATCACCAGCAATTCCACCCGGCGGATCAGGGTGTCGGCCGGAAGCGGCTTTGGCCACAGGCCGCCGCAAATCTGACGGCGGACATCGCGGGCGATCGACCAGATGGCGCTGGCGGCCAGGGGGCGCGCCTCGCCGGTGGGCGAGACGCTGGGGAAGGTTGCGGTCACGACGGCCATCGCTGGCTCCTTGGCTGCAAACCGTGACCTAATCAGTCAACGGTATTGTTCGCATATTGTTCCTTAAGGCTGGCTTTGTCGAGTCATTCCGGTGGGGCGGAACTGTTGACGAGCGATCGCCGCCGTGGCCGTCAAAATAGGCCTGAAACGCCTTGTTTTCTGAGGCATTTGTGAGGGGCGGAAAGGGGGTTTATTCCCCTTTATTCCCCTTTCCGCCTCTCCACCCCTTCGATTGTCGTGCTTCTGTGGCATCCGAAATGAACGCCACCCAGAACGAGATCAATCATGGGAATGCAACAGCAAATCAGCGACAAGGACATCACCGGCATTGGCTTGGCCACCGCGGATCGGTGTGCCCGCCGGATCGGCCGCACTCTGCGTCTGCCGGCGGCTGATATCGGCGATGTCCGCCAGGATCTGCTGCTGGAACTGGTGCGCCGAGCCCCCCGATTCGACGGTCAGGCCGGCTGGCCGACCTTCGCCAGGCTGGTCATCCGCCACGCCGGGCAGGACGTGGCCGACCGCCTCATCCGTGATCGCCGCCGACATGGTGGATCAATCGACGATACCGAGCAGACCAGCGAAGACGACGGCCTTGCCGCCTGGTGGGCAGGCGGCGTCACCGGAGCGGGCGCCATCCACCTGCGTCTCGACCTGCAACGGTTCTTGGACGGCCTGCCCCATCGGTTGCAGCACCTCTGTCGCCTTCTGACCGAAGAGGACCGCGCCACGGCCCTGGTCGAGTCCGGTTTCTCGCGCAGCGAGTTCTTTCGCCAGATCCATGAGCTTCGCATGCGCCTTCGCGCCCATGGCCTCACCCCCTTGGGACGATCCGGCCAGTGCGTCGGTACATAGCCAATAACCCGAAAAACAGGACGACGACGATGACCGCAATTTCCCCCCACCCTGATTTCCCTGCCCGTTCCCTGCCGGTGGACGAGAACGGTATCTGCGACTGGCTGGCCGACGCCACTCCGGGGGCCACCCTGATCTATTACCGCGGCCATCTCGGCCATGACCGGATGCCCAGCACCAAGGTGCTGCCGGAAGTGCTGCGCCGCCAGGTTGTCGATGTTGCCACCCGCATTCAGCAGGCGGCCGAGGCCGAGCGCGTCTTCCTGCTCCAGCGCCGCAATGGCGATGACGATTTCAGCTATCTGGCCATCAAGGCGGCCGGGCACCCGCGTTCCTCGATCACCAGAGGTGGTCGGCGGTGAGTTTGTTCTTTCAACCATCCAAGGAGATCCAATAATGGCGATATCCCTCGCATCGCTGAAGCGCAGTTCCGCGCTGTCATCGCCCCGTATCCTGGTTCATGGCGTGGCCGGGGTGGGCAAGAGCACCTTCGCTTCGGCGGCCCCCAATCCGGTGTTCATCCTCACCGAGGATGGCCTGGGCACTCTCGACATCCCCCATTTCCCGCTGGCCCGCAGCTTCGACGAGGTGATGGAGGCGCTGGCCGCCCTCTATTCCGAGGACAACGACTTCCGCACCGTGGTGATCGACAGCGTCGACTGGCTGGAGCCGCTGATCTGGGCGCGGGCATGCAAGGACAATGGCTGGAAATCCATCGAGGACCCCGGCTACGGCAAGGGCTACGTCGCCGCGCTGGACCTGTGGCGTCAGTATATCGACGGTCTCAACGCGCTCCGCGATGAGAAGGGCCTGACGATCATCCAGATCGCCCATACCGAGATCAAGCGCTTCGACAGCCCCGAGCACGATCCCTACGACCGCTACATCATCAAGCTGCATGCCCGAGCCGCGGCCCTGCTGCAGGAGCATTCCGACGCGGTGCTGTTCGCCAATTACCGGATCAGCACGGTCAAGAGCGATGTCGGCTTCAACAAGAAGGTGACCCGCGCTCTCGGCTCCGGCGAGCGGGTGCTCTACTCCGCCGAACGTCCCGCCTTCCTCGCCAAAAACCGCTACGGCCTGCCCGATGTGCTGCCGCTGTCGTGGGACGCCTTCGCGTCCGCGATGCCCCAATTCCAAGCTCAATCCTAACCGACAAGGAACCATCATGGCCAATCTCGGAAATTTCGACGCCACCACCGTCGATCCCGCCAAATCCGCCGACGTGCTGCCTCCCGGCAAATACGTGGTGCAGATCGTCGCCAGCGAAATGCGGGTCACCAAGGACGGCATGGGCCAGTACCTGTGGCTGGAACTCGACGTGCTGGAAGGCGATTCCCTGGGGCGCAAGCTGTTCGACCGCCTCAATCTGGTCAACAACAACCCCAGCACGGTGGAAATGGCCCAGCGCACCCTGTCGGCCATCTGCCATGCCACGGGTCGGATGCAGGTCCAGGACAGCGAAGAACTCCACCTGATCCCCATGCTGGCCGATGTGCGGGTGCAGCCGCCGAAGAACGGCTACGGCGAATCCAACACCATTCGCTATCAGCCGCTCGACCAAGCCGCCGCTCCGGCGCCGGCCACCCGTCCCGCTACGGTCACCCCGTCGGCCAAACCTGCGACGCAATCCGCCCAACCCCGCCCGGCCACCGCGCCGTGGCGCCGGAGCGCGTGAGCATCAACAGGAACGATGCCGCCGTCGTCAGGTCGCCAAACATGAGCGGCGGCGGCATCTCCACCCAGGACATTGGAGAACATCCATGGATGACAGGATCATAGAGGCGGAGGCACCCCCGAGCAATCCGCCCACCACCAGGGAAGAGTGCCGGCAGCGTCTGGCCCAACTTCAGAACGACATCACCGCGATTCGCACTGAGATCGCTGCCGCCGACATGGACCGCCAAGCCGGTCGTCGGCGAATGGACGCCCGCTGGTACCACCGCGCCCGCACCGCGTTGCGCCACCGCCAGCGCGAGGTGGCCGAGGTCGCCGCCCTGATGGCTCGCCTGCCGGGCCGCAAGGATGCCTTGAAGGACCTGCTGATCGAGGTGGTGCGGGCCGATTACGACGAGACCGGCTGGCACAGGGTGATGGACGAGGCCCACCGGCGTCTCGATGCGCGGGGAGCCGCAATATGACCGCGCTGCCGCCCCCTCCCAGCCCCACCATCGAAGCGATCTACGCCGCCTATGAGGCCAGTGCCGAGGACGGCTTTCGCCTTCATCTCGGCGCATCGCTGATCGGCAAGGAGTGCCTGCGCGCCCTGTGGTGCGACTTTCGCTGGACCACGCGGGCTGGCTTTCCCGGCCGGGTGCTGCGGCTGTTCGAGACCGGGCAGTTGGAGGAGGCCCGCATCGTGCGCGACCTGCGCCGCACCGGCGCCACCGTGCTGGAGGTCGATCCCGAATCCGGGCGTCAATGGCGGGTCGAAGCCCATGGCGGGCATTTCGGCGGCTCGCTCGACGGCGTGGCCCTGGGCCTGCTGGAGGCGCCCAAGACCTGGCATGTGCTGGAATTCAAGACCCACTCGGCCAAGTCCTTCGCCGATCTGAAGCGCCAAGGCGTGCGGGGGTCCAAGCCGCGCCACTTCGCCCAGATGCAGGTCTATCTCCACCTCACCGGCATGACGCGGGCCATGTATGTGGCGGTGTGCAAGGATACCGACGAGATTTACGTCGAGCGCATCCCGGCCGACAGGGCCGTGGGCGGAACCCTGGTGGCCATTGCCGGTCGCGTCATCAATGCCGCCCGTCCGCCGGAACGGCTGTCCGCCGATCCGGCATGGTGGCAATGTCGGTGGTGCGAACACCATCCCCTCTGCCATGAGGCGGGCGCCGCCGAGCGCAATTGCCGCACCTGCCTGCATTCGACTCCGGTGGAGGGTGGTTGGCACTGCGCCCGCCACGACCGTGGCCTCTCCTCCGCCGACCAGCGGCGAGGCTGCGAGCTTCATCTCTACATTCCCGATCTGGTGCCGGGCGAGCCCATGGATGCCGGAGACGATCATGTGGTCTACCGCATGAAGACCGGCGCCACCTGGATCGACGGGAGGGCGCCATGCTGACGCTCCGCCCTTACCAACAGGCGGCCATCACCGCCATCTACGACTATTTCGGCCGGAAATCCGGGCACCCGCTGATCGTCATTCCGACAGCCGGCGGCAAGGCTCTGGTGTTGTCGGCCTTCATCAAGGAGGTGCTGGAGAACTGGCCAGATCAGCGCATCCTGGTGGTCACCCATGTCCGCGAACTGATCGCCCAGAACTATGCCGAGCTGATCGGCCTGTGGCCCGACGCCCCCGCCGGCATCTATTCCGCCGGACTGGGCAAGCGTGACCTCGGCGCCCGCATCCTGTTCGCCGGCATCCAGTCGATCCACAAGCGGGCCTACGACATCCAGCAATGCGATCTGGTCCTGATCGACGAGGCCCATCTGATCCCCTGCGCCTCGGACACCATGTACCGGCGCTTCCTCGACACCCTGGCCAGGATCAATCCCCATCTCAAGGTGATCGGCTTTACCGCCACGCCCTATCGCCTCGACAGCGGCATGCTGCACGAGGGCGGTGGCGCCCTGTTCACCGACATCGCCTACGAGGTGTCGGTGCGCGATCTGATTGATGCGGGATTTCTCTGCCCGCTGGTCAGCAAATCCGCCGCGACGAAGTTGGACGTCACCGGTGTCGGCAGCCGAGGCGGCGAATTCATCCCCAGCCAGCTTCAGGCGGCGGTCGACAAGGACTCTATCACCCGTGCCGCCATTGACGAGGTGGTGGCCTATGGCCAGGACCGTCGCTCCTGGCTGGCGTTCTGCTCCGGGGTCGAGCATGCCGAGCATGTGGCCCAAGCCATTCGGGATCGCGGGTTTTCCTGCGCCACTATCTTCGGCGACACCCCCAAGGGGGAGCGCGACCGGATCATCGTCGCCTTCAAACGCGGTGAAATCCGCGCCCTGGCCTCAATGGGGGTGCTGACCACCGGCTTCAACGCCCCCGCCGTCGACCTGATCGCCATGCTGCGTCCGACCAAATCGGCGGGCCTCTATGTCCAGATGGCCGGACGCGGCACTCGGCTGTCACCCGGTAAATCAAACTGCCTGGTGCTGGACTTCGCCGGCAATGTCGCCCTGCACGGCCCCATCGATGCGGTAATGCCCTCGGCCCCCGGCAAGGGAGACGGCGAGCCGCCGACCAAGGTGTGTCCCGGCTGCGACAGTATTCTCGCGGCGGCCATGCGCAAATGCCCCGATTGCGGCCATGACTTCCCCCCGCCGGAACTCAAGATCGAGGCTACCGCCAGCACGCTGGAGGTGCTGTCCACCGGCCAGCCGCAATGGGTGTCGGTGTCCGACATCTCCTACGATTTGCACGAGAAGCCCGGCAAGCCCCCCAGCATGCTGGTCAGCTATCTCTGCGGCATGGTCCGCCACCGCGAATGGGTGTGCATCGAGCATGACGGCTATGCCCGCCAGAAGGCGGTGCAGTGGTGGCAGAAGCGGGCGCCCGGCTTGCAGGTGCCCACCACCGTCGAGCAGGCGCTGATGCAAGCCGACAGCCTGAGGGTGCCGATCGAGATCGCGGTGCGCCCCAGCGGCCGGTTCACCGAGGTGGCCGGCGCGAGATTCACATGATCTGCGCCGTCTGCAACCGCGAGGGACGCGGCTTCGGCTTTATCCCGCGTCTCGCTCGGCTGCGTGGCCCGCCCGAAGCCGCTTGCTCCATGACCTGTCTCGACACCATCGCCCGCTGGAGAAGAACCATGATCGATCCTACCCCCAACGAGATCACCGCCATGGAGCATGGCGGACAGATGGGCGGCGAGTATCTGGACAGCATCGCCAAGACCAATCTGGCGGCATTGTCGCCGGAGCAATGGCAGACCTTCGTCGAGGCGGTGATCACCGGCTATTGCGACCATCTGCGTGATCTCGCAGGCCGCGACCGGGGACGTCTCGACGGCATGGCTGGGGAGGTGCCGTTCTGATGGAGGCCGCCCAAGACTTCATGGCCCGTTTCGGGGCACGGCTGGTGGATAACGGCTATCCGGCGATACCCATCTGGCCGGGCTCCAAGAAGCCGGGACGCTTCCAGGCTGGCGCCTGGTGCGATTACCCGGCCTGGACCCGCCATTGCGACCGTCCGACCACCCTGATCGAGGTCGAGACCTGGGCCACTTGGCCCGATGCCGCCATCGGGCTGGCCTGCGGCACCCTGGTCGGCATTGATATCGACGTGCTCGATCCCGACATCGCCCACCGGTTGGAGCGGCTGGCCCGCGACATGCTGGGCGACACGCCCTTGCTCAGGATCGGCAAGGCCCCCAAGCGGCTGCTGGTGTATCGGGCTGATGTGCCATTCTCCGGCCCCAAGCGGGCGCCGCTGGAGATCCTGGCCCATGGGCGGCAATTCGTCGCCTTCGCCATCCACCCGGATACCGGCCAGCCCTATGTGTGGCCGGAGGATTCGCCGCTCACCGTGGCGCTCGACGATCTGCCGGTGGTCACCGAGGACTCGGTGCGCGCCTGGCTGGATGCCGCCATCGCCCTGCTGCCACCCGAACTGCGCCCAGCCACCTTGGAATCGCCGCCCGCCTTGATGCTGTCCACCAGCCCCCAGCGCGGCACCCTGGCAGCGGTGCGATCCGCGCTCGCCCATATCCCCAACGCCGATCTCGACTACGATTCCTGGGTGCGGATCGGCATGGCGGTAAAGGGAGCCATCGGCGAAGACGGGGCATCGCTGTTTGCATCCTGGTCGGCAATGTCGGCCAAGGACGTCCCCGCCGCCACCGCCAAGGCCTGGGCCAGTTTCCGCCCCACCACCATCGGCGCCGGCACCATCTACCATTTTGCCATGGAGCGCGGCTGGCAGCCCGACCCTGTCCTGGTGCTGGACGGCAGCACGCCCCAGGACGAGGTCCATCCCGCCGCCGGTCTGCTGGCCAAGCTCGCGGCCACTCCCGCCGAACCGACACCGACGGTGCAGACCGTTCCATTCCCGCCACAGGATTTCTTCGCCGTGGACGGAGCACTGAAGCTGATGGTCGATTACATCGTCACCACCGCCATTCGCCCCCAGCCGGTTTTGGCCATAGGAGCCGCCCTGTGTGCGTTGGGAGTCCTGATGGGCAGGCGATACCGCACCCCCTCCAACCTGCGCAGCAATCTCTACGTGGTCGGCATGGCCGCCAGCGGTGGTGGCAAGGACCATGCCCGCAACGCTATCAAGGAGGCGTTCCTGGCGGCAGGGGTCGATGCCTATCTCGGTGGTAACCGACTGGCCTCCGGTGCCGGTCTGCTCACCGCCTTGCATCGTCAGCCCGCATCCCTGTTCCAGATCGACGAGTTCGGCCACTTCCTCTCCTCGGTCGTCGACAAGCGCCGCGCTCCCAAGCATTTGGCCGAGATCTGGGAGCTTCTCACCGAACTGTCCACCAGCGCGGGCGGTACGTTCTTCGGCGCCGAATACGCCGACCAGAAACTGCGCCCGCGCCAGGATATCATCCAGCCCTGCTGCGCGCTCCATGCCACCACTGTTCCCGAGACCTTCTGGGCGGCCTTGGGCAACGGCTCGCTGGGAGACGGCAGCCTTGCTCGCTTCCTGATCTTCCAGAGCGACAACGACATTCCCGATCGGGTCAAGCACCCTGCAGCCCTCGACAAGGTGCCGCCCCAATTGATCAAAGCCCTCAAGGCGATCGCCGCTGGGGTCCCCGGCCACGCCAGCGGCAACATTGCCGCCGCCGCCACCGGATCGATGATCAAGCCGACCCTCTATACCGTGCCCATGACCCTCGACGCAGAGGCGTTGTTCGATGACTTGGACGCCGACATCACCCGGCGTCAACGGCAGGCGGCACATTCCGGCCACGGCGCCGTGCTGGCCCGCGTTTGGGAGAACACCGCCAAGATCGCTCTGATCCGTGCCGTGTCCGCCGATCCACAGCGACCCGTCATCTCCCTGGCCCACGCAGATTGGGCCTGCATCGTGGTGGAGCACTGCACCAGGACCCTGCTGATCGAAGCCGAGCGGCACATCGCCGATAATGAGGCCGATGCGTTGCACAAGAAGGTGGTTCGGATTATCGAGGCGGCCGGCGACAACGGCCTGACCCGGAGTGAGCTGTACCACAAGACCCACTTCCTGGGCGACCGCCGCAACGCCGTGTTTGGGGCGCTGATCGAGGCCGAAGAGATCGAGATGTCCATAACGACAACCCGAACCAAGCCCAGGACGGTGTATCGGCGAAAAAGGTAAGAAAAATGTCCAAATATTGAAGGTGAAGAACGCCCCGTAACCCTCTGATACATCCATATAATATATAATAATATAAATAATGTAATAATATATAAGGAGATCAGGAAGAGGGTGGTGTCGGGTAGGTTATGGGTAGGGTCCAGGGAGGATGGTATGTCTCTAATGCAAAATTACATTTTTACACTGTTCCCGGAACCTCGCGATTTCCTTGGCTTTGAGGGCTGAGAATTGTGTTGGCGCCGGATCTGACATTTTCAATTTTCCCACGGCAACAGGAGGTGGCCATGTCGGTAGAGTGCGGTGATTGCAGGTTCTGGGAGGTTGAGGACATCGCAGCAAACGCTGTGGGGGATCGAGGCTTATGTCGTCGCCACGCGCCTTCGGCAGTAGCCGTGATCAAAGGGGCTGAATTCGAAGCCCGTTGGCCGTCTACCGATGATTTTGAATGGTGTGGTGAGCACCAGCCGCAACCGAACAAGACCGATTCTCTCCCAGCGGCAAAACCCTCCGCTTCCATGCCTCTCTGACCCAAAAGTCGTTCCTGACGTAGCCGTACCCGCTCATTGGATCTCGAGCGACACCACCGCCATCGGCCCGGCCGTGCTGTCGCACCTCCAAGCTCAAACCTGGAGGAAAACATGACAGCTTTGACCAAACCCCAGCCAAACCATGACGCCGATGCTTCCGGCGCCGTACTGGCCCTCGACCTGGGCACCACCACCGGCTGGGCCATGCGCCTGGCCGACGAAACCATCGTCTCCGGCACCATGGAGTTCCGCCCTGGTCGCTTCGAAGGCGGCGGAATGCGCTACCTGCGTTTCCGCTCCTGGCTCGATCACCTGCTGGGCGGCGCCAAGGGCATCAGCGCGGTATATTTCGAGGAAGTCCGCCGCCATGCCGGAACCGATGCAGCCCACATTTTCGGCGGCTTCCTGGCCCATCTCACCGCTTGGTGCGAACTCAACCACATCCCCTATCAGGGCGTGCCGGTCGGCACCATCAAGCGCCACGCCACCGGTAAGGGCAATGCCGGCAAGGACGCGGTAATCGCCGCGATGAAGGCGCGCGGGTTCAATCCCGAGGACGATAACGAGGCTGACGCCCTGGCCATCCTGTCCTGGGCCATCGACACCCAGGGAGGTGTGCGATGAAGTGGCATCCCCCTGGATTCGGTGGCAACCGCCGCGACCCCGAGCTGGTCAAGCAGGATGGCTGGAAGGAGCGCGGCGTCCTGGTCATCGCCGAGGACGACCATCGTCTCACCTGGCCCGAGCGTGAATTGATCCGTCAGCTTGGGCAAAAGCTCTATGGCAAGCGCCCTGGACAGGAGGCGTCCCATGGCTGAATTCAAACTCACCCCCAGCGAGGTGGAGGACCGCATCACCGAGGCAGCTGATGTTCTTGGGCGTTTGCCCAACACCACCATCCAGGGTTACGTCAACACCTGGCCGCCGATGGTGCGCGAGTACTGGGAATCCTATGGCGTGGCCGAGGTGAAGTTGCGGCGGCCACCGCCATCGGCCGCCGCCATCACTCGCATGGACCAGTCACTCGAATGGCTGCGGTGGCTCGACCCAATCGACGCCCAGATCGTCTGGCATCGAGCCAACAATGATCGCTGGAAGGCCATCTGCGGAAAAGTCGGCCTGTCCCGAGCCACCGTTCATAGGCACTGGATGTACGCGCTGTGCGTCATCGCCTGGAGGCTGAACGGGAACAAGGTGCCTGGGAAACGAGCGCGCGGTCACCTTGTCGAGCGTGTCAACGCTCTGCGGCAGAAAAATGAAAATGAGACATTTCTGGCCAGGACGGATTCACCGGCCGAGTGATAAATTCTGGGCACGATGACGGAAGTCGCGAGCGGGCGGCGGGGTGGCAGGAATGCCCCCCACCAGCCTCTCGGACGAAGAAACGAGAAAGTGAAAAGTGAGACATTTTTGGTCGGGACCTTGGCCATGGCGATGAGCTAGACTCCTTCCTGAGATTGAACGGGTCCTCCCTGGAGCACACGCTATGCGGGGGGCATCAGCGCCCGATTTCGCTAGCGACAGCCGAAAATTCTGGGTTTCCACTTAGGTTTCCAGTTTCCACCCCACGAGGCGCGCAAGGCCATGGCCAGCGCGCCTTTCGCATTTCCGGGGGGCTGGAAACCAGGGTGGAACCCTAGCCGCTGTTAACTACCCAAGTCCAACCCTAACGGGTCGTTTCCATGGAAACTGCCCGAACGGGTAGGTTTCCACTCCCAAGAGATCGCCCCATGCAGCTTGCTCATTCCGAGCCGGTCCCGCCGGCCATCGGCGTGATATCGCGCGCCTTGGCCGCCGAAGGGCTGGTCTATGGCAGCGTGTGCAGTGGGATCGAGGCGGCGACGGTGGCGTGGGAGCCGCTGGGCTGGCGGCCCGCTTTCTTCGCCGAGATCGAGCCCTTTCCGTCCGCCGTGCTGGCCCACCATTACCCCTATGTTCCCAACCTGGGTGACATGACCGCCATCGACGGTCGGGCATGGCGGGGCAAGATCGACGTGCTGGTGGGCGGCACGCCCTGCCAGGCGTTCTCGGTGGCGGGCCTGCGCAAGTCGCTCAACGACGCGCGCGGCAACCTTGCCCTTAAATTCGTGGACCTCGCCAATGCCATCGACCCAGCCTACACAATTTGGGAAAACGTGCCGGGTGCCTTGTCCACCCGCGATAACGCCTTCGGATGCTTTCTGGGCGGATTGGCCGGCGAAGATGGTCCGTTGCTCCCGCCAGGGGGCAAATGGACGGACGCTGGTGTTGTCGTTGGACCCACGCGCACAGTCGCGTGGCGGGTGCTCGACGCCCAATATTTCGGCTTGGCCCAACGCCGCCGCCGTGTGTTCGTTGTGGCAGGTCCTCGAGACCGGGCCGATCCCGTCGCGGTACTTTCTGAGCGCCAAGGCGTGCGCCGGGATCATCCGCCGAGCCGAGAAGCGGGGCAAGGCATTGCCCCGACAATTAGCGCACGCACTCGCGGCGGTGGCGGGCTCGGCACCGATTTTGACATCGACGGGGGACTGATCGCCGAGGCCTTCGGCGGCAACAACACCTCCGGTCCCATCGAGGTGGCCACCGCGCTGAATGCCTGCGCGTCGGCCAGCGGACGGATGGATTTCGAGAGCGAGACCTTCGTTGCCACCACCTTGCGGGCTCGCGACCTGTCCCGTGGTGTCGATAGCGACTGCACCGACACGCTGATTGCCCATTCCCTTCGCGGCGAAGGCTTCGACGCCTCGGAAGACGGCACCGGACGCGGCACGCCGCTGGTGCCGGTGACCTTCAATTTGCGCGGCCGGGACGGCGGGGCGCAGGCCGAGATCGATGCCGACAACCTTGCCAGCCTCCGGGCGGCCAGCGGCGGATCAAGCCGCAGCTACGTGGCCTTCGCCCAGAATCAGCGGGACGAGGTTCGCCCTCTGGACGTTGCCGGTGCCCTGGCCGCCGAGCCTGGGACCAAACAGCAGACCTATGTCGCCTTCGATTGTAAGGCTGGCACCGGGTTCCAGACGGTCGAGGCCGATGGCGTCACCCCGACCTTGCGGGCGATGAATGCCCTGGGGCGTGACAATGCCGGTGGCCAGTTGGCGGTCCAGCACGGCATGGCGGTGCGCCGATTGACGCCCCGCGAATGCGAGCGGCTACAGGGATTTCCCGACGATTACACCCTCATCCCTTGGCGCGGCAAGCCGGCGGACAGGTGCCCCGACGGCCCCCGCTATCGGGGCCTGGGGAATTCCATGGCTGTTCCGGTGATGTCCTGGATCGGCAGCCGCATCCAGGCCGCAGGAAAATGACAATGGCCCATCCGTTTCCCGATACCGTCGAGCATTGGAGCATCGACCGGCTGATCCCCTATGGCCGCAATGCGCGGACCCATTCGGACGGCCAGGTCGCCCAGATCGCTGCCAGCATGGTGGAGTTCGGCTGGACCAACCCGGTGCTGGCCGACAGCAAGGGCAACGTCATCGCCGGGCATGGCCGACTGGCCGCCGCCAAATCCCTCGGCCTGGATACGGTGCCGGTGGTGATCCTCGACCATCTGACCGAGGCCCAGCGCCGCGCCTATATTTTGGCTGACAACAAGCTTGCTCTCAATGCGGGATGGGATGAAGAAACCCTGGCGGCGGAGCTGCACGCGCTGAACGGCGATGGCTACGATCTCGGCGTCATCGGCTTCTCCGACGAGGAGTTGGACGCCCTGATGGCTCCCCTTGATGACGAGGGCGACGGCCAGGGTGATGAAACCGGTGAGGACGAGGTGCCGGAACCGCCCGCCGATCCGGTGACGCGGCCGGGTGATCTGTGGATCTTGGGCCAACATCGCCTGCTTTGCGGCGACAGCACCATCCTGGCCGATGTGGAGAAGGTGCTGGGTGGCCCCCCCGCTAACATGTGTTTCACCGACAGCCCGTACAACGTTGATTACGGCGCACCGGGCAAGGGAGGCAAAGGCCGTCGCATCCTCAACGATGCCCTGGGCGGCGGGTTCAAGCAGTTCCTGTACGACGTCTGCGTTAACATCCTGGCCGTGACCAAGGGTGCGGTCTACATGTGCATGTCGTCGTCGGAGTTGCACACCTTACAAAGCGCCTTCCTGGAGGCTGGCGGGCACTGGTCGACGTTCATCATCTGGGCCAAGAACACCTTCACCCTGGGGCGCTCGGATTATCAGCGCCAATATGAACCGATCCTGTACGGCTGGAAGGAAGGTGGCGGCCATTACTGGTGCGGCGCCCGCGACCAGGGGGACGTCTGGTCGATCAACAAACCGGCCCGGAACGACCTCCATCCGACCATGAAGCCGGTGGAACTGGTGGAACGGGCTATCGGTAATTCATCGCGGGAGAACGAGATCATCCTCGATCCGTTCGGCGGTTCCGGCACCACCCTGATCGCCTGCGAACGCATGGGGCGGCAGGCTCGGCTGCTGGAACTCGACCCCAAATACGTCGATGTCATCGTCCTGCGTTGGCAGGAGCAGACTGGCGAAGCAGCCATTCTGGATGGTGATGGCCGCTGCTTCGACGACATCGCCGCCGGGAAGGCGGTCAGCGCCGGGTGATCCGGCGCAGGGAATGCTGGTATTTGGCGTCGGAAGGTTTCCAGTTAAGCGGCTTGCAGCCGAGTCGTAGATCACGGTTCCAGAATTCCAGGATCTGCTGGTTGGAATAGCCCCGGCCCCGGAAGTACTCGAAATCGGTCTGCGACCATTGAGGATGGGCCTTCAGGGCCGCGGTGGGGCGGACGGTCAACCGGGCCGCCATGGTCACTTCGCCTCCTGGCCAGCGGTAAATGCGGCTTCCAGGGCCTTCTTGATCTGCCAAACCGACAACTCGTGGAAGTCGAGGCGGTCGCTGTTGCGGGTGTCCAGGGTTTCCAGGTTCAGGATCTGGGTGGCGATCTCGGTCAGGGCTTGGTCTCGGGTTTTCATGCTCTTGGCCTTCCGTTGTGGTGGGGCCAGTACCGCTCTATGTCGCCGACAGATCAAGTCGATTAAGCGTGCAATTTCAATAAGGTGATCGATTGCATCAATCTCGCCGCATGTCCATGGTTGAGGCCGCCGCCAACGTGGTGATCGGTTACGGCATCGCGGTCGCCACCCAGGTGCTGGTGTTCCCGATCTTCGGCATTCACATCACCATGGCCGATGATCTGGCGATCGGCTTGGTGTTCGCCGTGGTGTCTTTGGCTCGGGGCTTCATGCTGAGGCGGGTCTTTGAACGGCTCCGGTGACAAATTGGCGACATGCCCTTAATCTTCTTCCGGGATTCTTGTCCGGGAAGGAAAAACAGCATGAGCAAGACCGCGATTTCCAAAGCCATTCGCACCGCCACCGGCTGCACCGCCGCCCAGGCCGACGAAGCTGTCGATGCCTTGGTGGCCACCATTCTGGATGGCGTGAAGTCCGAAGGCCGCTTCCGGATGATTGGATTTGGGACCTTCTCGAAGTCCGAGCGCCCGGCCCGGCAGGGCCGCAATCCCCAGACCGGCAAGACCATTGAGATCGCGGCGTCCTCGACCATCAAGTTCAAAGCGTCGTCGTCGCTGAAGAAGTAGGCTGAAGAATGGCGGTTGATCCCGAGCAGGTGGCGCGCAGCGCGGACGATCTGATCGATCACTACGGTCAAACCGCTCTCGAAGTAGCCCGCCAGCAGGCTGAACGTGCGTCGAGGACAGGTGATCATCCTGCCCTCGATCTCGCCCTGATGGTTTTGACGGAAATCGAGCGCCGTCAGACTGCAGAATCCAATTTGTAAACCCGGCCCCGGCCTTCGATCTTCTCGCTGGTGACGTCCAGGCCGAGCTTCTTCTTTAAGGCCCCGGCGATGGCTCCCCTCGCAGTGTGGGCCAACCACCCGAACTCGGCGGTGATTTCGGCGATGCTGCTGCCCTCGGGCCGCTTCAGCATGGCGATCAGCGCCTCTTGCTTGGTGCCTTCGCGGGGCTTGCGGGCCGGTTTCGCGACGTGGGCGTCCGTGGGCGGGGATTCTGCCTCGTCGGCCATGTCAGTCGCCGGTTCTTCTTCCGGCGCCGTGTCCGCGCCCGTGTCGGCGACAATGCCCAACGCCGTGTAGGCGGCGGCCGTGGCAACTAGCGTTAGCGGGGTTCTGTCGTCGTCTTCGCGCCAGACCGGGGCACCGGCTTCAACCGGTATCGCCTCGATCAAGCCCTTCTTGATCATGCTGGTCAGCACCATGTCGACTGCGCCGCCCTTCAAGGATGTGGTGATCGGCAGGACCAGCCCGCCCTCGCGGGCGCAGGCAGCGGACAGGATGACGGACTGGGTATCGGAAAGTTGAATCGTGGTCATGGTGGTTCCTCTCGGGTGCGGCGCGGTCAATCCGCGCCCTGTACCACCCCGAGCCCAACCGGGCGGACCCGGTCGAGCGATGCGGGAACCAAGGACGTCAGGCGGCCATGTTGGCCAGAAGGCGTCGGGCTTCGTAAATGGCCGTCCACATGGCGCGGTCATCGGCTGGCCCGTCGGTTGTTTCGATCTCGGTGGCTGCGCGGTCGATGGCCCGCAGCGTTTTCACCATGGCGGCATTATCAGTGCGCAGGCGGTCGAGTTCGGCGGAGTCGGTCATCTATGTCTCCTTATCTTGACGGTGCTGCCGACGAGGCCCGACGTCAGGCTGCCGCGTCGGCCATGACCTCGAAATGGGTGACGAAGCCGGTGAGGTAGGGCAGCCCGTGCGGGATTCCGGTTTCCCGCGCCGTTCGGCGGCTGATGGTCCAGGCCATCCAGCGGGCCTCCGCCGCATCGATCGCCGCCGCCAGCCCGAGACCGCGAAACAATCCGTTCGCGACGTCGTCGGCGAAGTGGCGGCCTTGGGTGCTGTCGAGGAAATCGCGTACCGCCGTGTCGGGGCAGCCGGTGACGAGTTGGATCGCTGGCATCGCCAGTTCCCAGGCTTCGGTCGGGTCGGCGTGGTCGTGGATCGTTCCGAAGAATCCAAAATCAATATTGGCGGTGGGGAGGATGGTGTTGGGCATGCTGGTCTCCTCTGTTCGTGGAACCATCCATCGCTCTGTCGGCCCGGCACATCAACTGGAATAGCGGATCATTTCCTTTCGTTTTAAGGCTTCGATCATGGGGGTGTCCGTTCGCGAATATGCCCGCAGGCGTGGTGTCAGCCATACCGCCGTGCGCAAGGCGGTTCAGACGGGCCGGATTCCACAGGAGCCCCATGGCACCATCGACCCGGTAAAGGCCGACGCCGCCTGGGATTCCCAGACCGACCCGGCCCGTAAGGCGGCAGCACCGCCGCCCTCAATGCCATCCCCCACCCCGAAGCCATCCTCGTCGCCATCACTCCAGCGCGAGACCGTTCCGCCATTGCCCAGCACCTCCGGCGCCACCTTCAACCAAGCCCGCACGGCCCATGAAGTCGCCAAGGCCCAGAAAGCCCGTATCCAGGTGGACCGCCTCAAGGAAGAGGTGGTCGATCGGGCGCGGGCCACCGCCCTGGTGTTCAAGTTGGCCCGGCAGGAACGCGATTCCTGGATCACCTGGCCGGCGCGGGTCGCCGGGCAGATGGCCGCGGAGATCGGCATCGACCCGCATGTGATGCAGACCCTGCTGGAAGCCCATGTCCACGCCCATCTCGACGAACTCGCCGCCATCGAGCCGAACTTCCGATGACGCGCTTGGGTTCCGTGGGGCCGATGCTGTGCTGCTGGCATGGCAGGACGGGATGCGTCCTGATCCCCGCCTGACCGTTTCCCAATGGGCCGATCAGCACCGCATGCTGTCCAGCCGGGCCTCGGCGGAACCGGGCCGGTACCGCACGGCCCGTACCCCTTACATGCGCGACATCATGGACGCGCTGTCGCCTACCAATCCGGTACAGCGGGTGGTGTTCATGAAGGCGGCCCAGGTGGGGGCGACCGAAGCCGGGTGCTGCTTCATCGGCTTCGTCATCCACCATGCGCCGGGGCCGATGCTCTGCGTCCAGCCGACGGTGGAGATGGCGAAACGGGCGTCCCGCCAGCGCATCGACCCGCTGATCGAGGAAAGCCCGGCCATCCGGGAACGGGTCAAACCGGCCCGCTCGCGCGACGCCGGCAATACCATGCTATCGAAGGACTTTCCCGGCGGCACCCTGGTGCTGACCGGCGCCAATAGCGCGGTGGGCCTTCGCTCCATGCCGGCCCGGTACCTGTTTCTCGACGAGGTCGACGCCTATCCGGCTTCCGCCGACGACGAAGGCGATCCGGTGGGGTTGGCCGAGGCGCGGTCTCTGACCTTCGCCCATCGCCGAAAGGTGTTCCTGGCCTCGACGCCGACCATCCGGGGCATGTCGCGGATCGAGCGGGAATACGAGGCCAGCGACCAGCGCCGGTTCTTCGTGCCGTGCCCCCATTGCGGGACCATGCAGTGGCTGAAATTCGAGCGGCTGCGCTGGGACAAGGGCCGCCCCGAGACGGTGCGCTATCACTGCGAAGCCTGCGAGCAGGAGATCGCCGAGCACCACAAAGGCGCCATGCTGGCGGCAGGCGTTTGGCGGGCGACGGCCACGGGCACTGATCCCGGTACCATCGGCTTTCACATCTCGGCGCTGTATTCGCCGCCGGGCTGGCAGTCGTGGCGGGACATCGTCCGCCTGTGGGAAGCGGCGCAAGGAAATGACGATGCCCTGCGGGTGTTCAAGAACACCGTGCTGGGCGAAACCTGGACCGAATCCGGCGAGGCCCCAGACTGGCAGCGGCTCTATGACCGCCGCGAAACCTGGGCCAATGGCAGTGTGCCGGAAGGCGGGTTGTTCCTCACCGCCGGGGCCGATGTCCAGAAGGACCGCGTCGAGATCGATGTCTGGGCCTGGGGCCGCAACCTGGAAAGCTGGCTGGTAGACCACATCGTCATCGACGGCGGTCCCGAGAAGGCCGAGACATGGACGAGCCTGGAACAGGTGTTGGCGAAGACTTGGACCCATGCGAGCAGCGCGGCCCTGAAGATCGCCCGTCTCGCCATCGACTCTGGCTACGAGTCCTCGGCGGTCTACACCTGGGGCCGCAGGATGGGCGTTGGCCAAGTCTCGCCGATCAAGGGCGTCGAGGGCTTCAACCGCTCCAGCCCGGTGTCGGGGCCGACCTTTGTGGACGCTACCGAGGGCGGCAAGAAGGTGCGCCGTGGTGCCCGCCTCTGGACGGTGGCGGTGTCCACCTTCAAGTCGGAGACCTACCGGTACTTGCGCCTGGAGCGGCCCACCGACGAGGAACTGGCCGAGGGAATCCGTTTCCCGGCCGGAACGGTGCATCTGCCATCGTGGGCAGACTCGGAGTGGTGCAAGCAGTTCGTCGCCGAGCAGTTGGTGACGGTCAAGAACCGGCGCGGCTTCACCAAACTGGAATGGCAGAAGCTGCGCGAGCGCAACGAGGCGCTGGATTGCCGGGTTTATGCCCGCGCCGCCGTCTGGATCGTCGGCGCCGACCGCTGGTCAGAGGCCAAATGGCGGGATCTCGAGAAGCAGGTGGCGATGAACGACCGGCTTCCCGCCAGTGACCCGGAGGCGGGCCAGATCCGCCGCACCGTTCGTCGCCCCCGGCGGATCATCAAGTTCAGCGGAATGCACTGATCATGACTCTCGACGAGATGAAGGCTGAGCGCGAGCGGGTGCTGGCGCGACGCAACTCACTGGTGGCTCGCGTCACGGTTGGCGACCGCACCGTCCAATACGACCTGACCCAGGCCAACCATGTTCTGTCCGATCTCGACCGCCGCATCGCCGTGCTGGAGGGCAGGAAGCCCCGCCGCCGGATTCTCGCCGTCGCCACCAAGGGGCTGTGACCATGCTGGGGAGTTTCCGCCGTCGCCTCGGGGCCCTGATCGGCGGCTTCGAGGCCGCCCAGGGCAGCCGCCGACTCAAGGGATTCCAGCCCAGCCGCGCCCACGTCAACACCCTGGTGGCGGCCAGCGGCCCCGAGATCATTGCCCGCGCCCGCTATCTGGTCCGCAACAATGGTTACGCCCTCAACGCCACGGAAAGCTGGACCGGCAATTCGGTGGGTACCGGCATCAAGCCGTCATCGCTGATTGCCGACGCGGCGCTGAAAACCACGGTGCAGAAGCTGTGGCTGGCCTGGACCGACGAATCCGACGCCGAGGCGCTGACCGACTTCTATGGCCAGCAGCGCCGGGCCGCCAGGGAAGCGTTCATTGCCGGCGAGGTGTTCTTCCGCTTCCGCCCACGCCGGCCGGAGGACGGCCTGTCGGTGCCGCTGCAATTGCAGATGCTGCCGTCGGAAATGCTGCCACTGACCCGCAATGAGACCCTGCCCAGTGGCAACGTCATCCGCCAGGGCATCGAGTTCGACCGCATCGGTCGGCGGGCGGCCTATTGGTTCCTGCGTCGCCATCCCGGCGACAGCACCGATCCCGGCATGATGGGCGAAACCGCCCGTGTTCCGGCCTCGGAGATCATCCACGTCATCGACCCGGTGGAATCCGGCCAGCTTCGCGGGGTGTCGCGACTGGCCCCGGCCATCGTCAAGCTGGCGCTGCTCGACCAATACGATGACGCCGAGCTGGAGCGCAAAAAGATCGCGGCCATGTACGCGATGTTCGTGACGTCTCCAGCTCCCGCCGACGTCATCGACGCGGTTCCGGGCGAAGGGGGCGATGCCATCGTCGAAGTGCAGCCTGGCCAGGTGGTGCCGCTGGAACCGGGCGAGCAGATCCAGACCTCGGCTCCCGCCGATGTGGGCGGTTCCTATGAGCCGTTCCAGTACCGCACCATTCTGCAGATATCGGCCGCCACGGGGGTGCCTTACGCCTATCTCAGCAACGACATGCTGAAGGCCAACTATTCCAACTCCCGACTGGCTCTGCTGGAATTCCGCCGCCGGGTCGAGGCGTGGCAGCACGCGGTGATGGTCCACCAGCTATGCCGGGTGGTGTGGCAACGCTGGATGGATGTGGCGGTGCTGTCCGGGGCGCTCGACATCGCCGGCTACGAACGCCAGCGAGCCGGCTTCGTTGCCTGTTCCTGGCTGCCGCCGAAATGGGACTGGGTCGATCCTCTGAAGGACACCAAGGCCGAGCGGGAACAGATTGATGCCAAGCTCAAAAGCCGCACCCAGGCATTGGCCGAGCGCGGCTATGACGCCGAGCAGGTGGATGCCGAGATCGCCGCCGACCGCGAGCGGGAACACCGCTTGGGGCTGAACAGCGATCCGTCCACCGACCCCGCCCAACCAGCCTGAAGGTACCCAGCGATGCACGATTTGCCCCATCTGGCGGCCCGTCTCTACGGGACGCCGCTGCTGGTCGCCCGCAGCAAGCTGGATGTGATCCTCGGTGCCCTTGGCCCCCGGCTGGCCGGGCAGCCCATTTCCTTCGACGGTGACGCAGCTTCGACCGGCGATGTCGTGGTCACCGCCGACGGCATCGCCATCGTGCCGGTGATCGGCACCCTGGTGGCGCGGTCGGGATACCTGGGGGCGGCCAGCGGCCTGACAGCCTATTCGGACATCGCCGAGTCTATTGAGGCGGCGGCCACCGATCCCGGCATCCGCGCCATCCTGTTGGACGTGGATTCTTCCGGTGGCGAGGTCGGCGGGTTGTTCGATCTGGTCGACCACATCCAGGCCATCCGCAGCCAGTGTGGCAAGCCCATCTGGGCGGTAGCCGATGAAGCGGCGCTGTCGGCGGCCTATGCCATCGCCTGCACCGCCGACCGGCTTTATGTCACCCAGACCGGCGAGGTCGGCTCCATCGGCGTGGTCGCCGTCCACCGCGACGAATCGGGGGCCGATGCCCAGGCGGGGCTGGCCTGGACCTTCGTCCATGCCGGGGCCAGCAAGGTGGACGGGAACCCCCACCAGCCGCTGTCCGACTCTGCCCGTGCCGGTCTGCAGGCTGACGTCGATGCCCTTTATGGTCGCTTCGTCGCTCTGGTGGCCCGGTGCCGCAAGCAGCCGCCGGAGGCGATCCGCGCCACCGAGGCTGCGGTCTATCGCGGTGACCAGGCGGTGGCCGCCGGTCTGGCCGACAAGGTCGGCACGCTCCGCGTTGCCCTGGCCGATCTCGGCGCCACCCTGGCGCGCCCGTCTATCCGTTCCCCCGTCCTGTCCAAACCCAAGGAGACCACCATGTCCGAGCAAACGGGGGACATCCCCGTCATCGAAGCCGAGCGCCCCACTCCAGCAGCCACTGTTCCGGTGCCCGGCGCAGTAACCGCCCAGGTGGAACAGCGTCTGCGGGCCGAATATTCCGAAATCAGCGCCATCGCCGCCCAGGCCGCCCGACTGGGCGTCACCATCGATCCCGCCGAGGCCATGGCCAAGGGCATCCGCCCCGAGGCGCTGCGTCGCACCGTGCTGGAGCAACTGGCCGAGCGCTCCGAGGCCACCGACGTGGTGGCCGCCGCTCCGGCGGGAGCCGCCCCCAAGTCCGAAACCGAAAGCCCCATCATCCGGCGTGCCCGCGAAGCCGCCGCCCGGAAATAACGGAGATCACCCATGTCCGTGCTGACCATGGCGCCCACCCTGGGCGATCTGCTGAAGTTTGAACTGAACGCCAGCTACACCCGCGAGACCGTCACCCTGAAGGCGGGAACCAGTTATCCCCTGGGTTCCGTGCTGGGCCGCATCACCGCCAGCGGCGAATTCCGTCTATCCCCCGCCGCCGAGGTGGTGGGGGACGAAGGGGCGGAAACCGCCATCGGCGTGCTGCTGGAAGCCGTTGATGCCACCGATGCCGCCGTCACCGGCCTGATCGCCGCCCGCGGCCCCGTCATCCTGGCCGATGCCGCCCTGGTGTTCGACGCCTCGGTCGATCAGCCGACCGAACGAGCAGCCAAGATTATCCAGCTTGCCACCGTGGGGCTGGTTGCCCGCGCCACCGTCTGATCGGAGCCTTTCCCATGACCCAGATCATCAATCCCTTCGACGTGGGCGGCTACTCGCTCGCCGAAATGACCCAAGCCATCAACATCCTGCCCAACCTGTACACCCGGTTGGGCCAGATGGGACTGTTCCGCTTCGAAGGCGTCACCCAGCGCAGCGTCATCATCGAGCAGGCCGAGGGTGTCCTCAACCTGCTGCCCACCGTTCCCCTGGGCGGCCCGGCCACCGTCGCGAACCGCGATGCCCGGAGCATGCGGTCGTTCACCGTGCCGTGGATTCCGCACGATGATTCCATCACCCCCCAGGACGTCCAGGGCGTGCGTGGCTTTGGCGTCGCCGATGCCGCCGATCCGCTGGCCACCGTCATGGAGCGCAAGCTGACCCGCATGCGCTCGAAGCACGCCCAGACCCGTGAATTCATGGAGGTCAACGCGCTCCGCGGCATCATCCGTGACGGCTCCGGGGCCACCCTCTACGACTACTTCAGCGAGTTCGCCCTGTCCCGCCAGCAGGTGGATTTCACCCTGGGCACCGCCACCACCAACGTCCAGAGCAAGATCCGTGATGTCCTGCGCAAGGTGGAGGTCGAGTTGAAGGGAGAGACCATGACCAGCGTGCTGGCCCTGGTCAGCCCGGAATTCTTCGACAAGCTGATCGGCCATGCCAAGGTCGAGCAGGCCTACCAGTACTTCTCCTCCACCGGCGCTCAGCCGCTCCGGGAAGACGTGCGCCGCCGCTTCCCCTTCGCCGGCATGGTGTTCGAGGAATACAGCGCTACCGTCACCCTCTCCACCGGGGCGACGGAAACCCTGATCCCGGCGGGCGAGGGCATCGCCTTCCCGCTCGGCACCATGGACACCTTCGTCACCTATGGCGCCCCGGCCAATTTGATCGAGACCGTCAACACCCTGGGCGTTCCCATGTATGCCCGGCAATTGGCCCGGCAGGACGGCAGCGCCATCGACGTCAAGACCGAGGCGTCCATCCTGCCGGTCAACAAGCGGCCCCGGCTGGCGGTGCGGTTGTTCTCGGGCAACTGATGAGCGCCTTCGCCGACGCCTTTGACGACCTGTTCGCCGATCCGAACATGGCCGTCACCGTCAGTTACCAGGGCCGCCCCGTGCGTGCCCTGGTGCGGCGGCCCGACCGTGAGATGGAATTCTCGGACATCACCTTCCATACCAGCACGGCGATGCTCGAGATCCGGCGACGGGATGTTCCGGCACCTCAGGCGGGGGACATCATCATCCATGACGGCGACAGCTTCGTCGTCCAGGGCGAACCCCGCCTGGACGCCGAGCGGCTGATCTGGACCTTGGACACGAGACCGGCATGAAACTGGCGGCGGCCCTTTCCGGTGATCTGCGCAAGATCATGGCCGAGGAGGTCAAGGATGCCGAAGACGCCGTCACCGCCGCCATGCGTCAAGCTGCCGATGGGCTGAAAGCGGAGCTTCGCCGCCAGATTACCGAGGCTGGCATGGGCCAGCGCCTCGCCAACACCTGGCGGGCCGAGCTTTATCCCAAGGGGCGTAAAAGCATCAAGGCGGCGGGCTTCATCTTCACCAGGGCTCCCACCATCATCCGCGCCTTCGACCAGGGTGCCGTGATCAAATCCAAGCACGGCTTCTGGTTGGCGATCCCCACGCCCGCCGCTGGCACCGGTGCCCGAGGCAAGCGCATGACGCCCGGCCTATGGGAACAGATGCACGGGAGCCGCCTGCGGTTCATCTATCGCCGGGGCGTGCCCTCGCTGCTGGTGGCCGAGAACATGCGGGCCCGCACCGGCAAGCGGGGGGGCTTCGCCAAGGGCAGCGCCTCGGCGCTCCGCACCGGACGCGGAATGACCACTGTGGTGATGTTTATCCTGGTGCCGCAGGTCTCGTTGCGAAAGCGACTGGACGTCAACGCCGCCGCCGAGCGTTGGGTTTCGGCGCTGCCGGAGCTGATTGTCAGGAATTGGCGGAATTAGGGTCCGTAACCGGCAGCATCCCGGCCACGCTATAGCTGGTGCGTTTGCTGCCGCCCGGATTGCGGACCAGAATGCCCCGTTCCAGCAGGTCATTGATGTCGCGTTGGGCGGTATCGACCGAGCATTTGCCGATGGCGGCCCACTTCTTGGCGGAAAGGTTGCCCTCGAATCCGTCCATGAAGCGATTGAGGACGGCCTTCTGCCGGGCCGACATCGGTTCGGAGGTGAAGCGCCGCCAGAATTCGGCTTTGCCCAGCACACCCTGGGCCGCCACTTCGGCGGCATCGATGGCTCGGCCATAGCATTGGACGAACCAGGACAGCCACGCGGTGATGTCGAGGCTGCCGCGCTGGGTCCGCTCCAGGATTTCGTAGTAGTGGCTGCGCTCCCGCTGGATCTGCGCCGACATGCTGTAGAAGCGCTGGCCGGTGCCCTCCATCTGGGCCAATGCGAGATCGGCGATGGTGCGGGCAATGCGGCCATTGCCGTCGTCGAACGGGTGGATAGTCACGAACCACAGATGGGCGACGGCGCTGCGCAGCAGGCCGTCCATTGGCGGGGTTTGATTGAACCAAGCCAGGAACTTCGCGATTTCGCTCCCGACCTGATTGGCTGGTGGGGCTTCATAATGGACCTTGGGGCGTTCAATCGGGCCGGACACCACCTGCATGGGGCCGGCACTGTCGGTGCGCCAGTCGCCAATGGTGATCTTGTGCAGCCCGGACCACCCGGTCGGGAAGAGCGCGGCATGCCACCCGAAGAGGCGTTGCTGTGCCAGGGGAATCGCATGGTTGCGTAGGGCATCGAGCATCATCTCGACGATGCCGTCGATTTTGCGATCCGGGGGCAGCAGGCCGCCGTCCGGCAGCCCTAAACGCCGGGCTACAGAAGAGCGGACGCTGGCCATATCCAGCCTCTCGCCCTCGATCTCCGAGGTCTTGATCACGTCTTCGGTGGTGGCCCGGAGTTCCGCCTCGCACTGAAGGTCGAAACCGAGACGCTGCATCTGGCCAAGCAGATGCCCCTGCTTGTGTCGGGCTTCCGCCAGGGGCATCAGCAACGCTTGGGCATCCCAGCGGAATTGGGGCCAGTCGTCTTCTCTCCAGATGTACACGGCATTTCTCCGCAGAAGTTACGGAGAATATGGCGTCATTCGCTGCAGGCAGCAACGCAATTCACCGCACATGTTGCGGAGAATTTTGAGTTATTCGCCGCATGAGCAGTTATTCGAGATCGGGAAAGCATGCCGAGCATCCGCGAGAAAATTCTGTCCGCCCTGCTGGCGCGGCTGGAAACTGTCCCTGCCGCCACGGTGAAGCGTGAGGCGCCGCTGCCGGAAACAGTCCCCGCCGGTGGCCGGATCATCCTGCGCGACGGCGATCCCGGCGACCCGGAGGTGATCCTGTCGCCCGTCACCTATCTCTGGGAACACCAGAGCGAGATAGAAATCATCCTCCAGCGCGGCCAGGACGACGACAGTGCGGCATTGGACAACCTGCTGATGGCGGTGAGCGTCGCCCTGGCCGCCGACCGTTCCCTCGGTGGTCTGGCGGAATGGCTGGTTTGGGGCGCACCCAAGACTTCCGGCCTCGCCATCGATGGGGCCGCATCCTTACGTGGTGCCACGGTGCCGGTCACCATCCATTACGCCAGCGACGATCCGCTGGGCTGATTTCCAATCCATCAAGGACTCTGATCATGGCAAAGACTCGGGCCTATGGCGCCGATTGCATGCTGCTGGCTGCCTTCGAGACGGTTTACGGCACCCTGCCTGCTGACGGTTATGGACGGCTGTCGTTCAAGGAATCCAGCCTGGGGGCCGAGCGTCCTCTCGGCTACGACCCGCTGCTGGGCCAGGGCCGCGACGCCCAGGACCCGTTCTATGAGGCGATCAAGGACGAGGGCGATATCGGCGTGCCGCTGGATGTGCGTGCGCTGGGGTTCTGGCTGAAGGGCCTGTTCGGCACCCCCGCCACCGCCGATAATGGCGACACTACCTTCAACCATGTCTTCACCTCGGGCGGCACCCTGCCCAGCCTCGCCATCGAGATCGGCCATGCCCAACTGGCGGTGCCGAAGTTCTTCCGCCATGGCGGCGCCAAGCTGGACAAGTTGTCATTCGACATGGCCCGCAGCGGGGCGGCCAATGCCAGCATCGGTGTGATCGCTCAGGGCGAGACCGAAGCCGCCGCTACCATTGATGCCACCCCGACGACCTTCGCCCTGAAGCGGTTCAGCCAGGGCAGCGGCACCATCCGGGTCGGCGGTGGCCAACTCGCCAACGTCACCGGCGGCAAGTTGTCCTTTTCCAACAATCTGGAGCGGGTCGAGACCATCCGCGCCGACGGGTTGATCGACGGCGTGGACGAAACCGAAGCCACCGCCGAAGGTTCGGTGGACATCCGCTTCGGCACCGATACCACCCTGACCTCAGCCATCGCCGCCGAAAGCCCGGTGGAGATGGAATACGGCTTCACCATCCCCGGTTCGTCCTTCGCGCTGACCTTCCATCTACCCCGCGTGTTCCTGCCCAAGAAGAAGCAGGAGATCAAAGGACCCGGCGGCATCCAGGCCAGCTACGACTGGCGCGCCGCCCGCGATCCGGTGGCGGGGTATCTGCTCCGCGTCACCCTGGTCAACGACGTGACGGGGTATTGATCATGATCCGCCTGACTATCCCCAAGGAACCCTACTGGATCGATCTGCCCCATGGTGTGCGGGTGTTCGTCCGCCCCCTGACCACGGCGGTCTATGAGGCCGCCCGTGCCCGAGGCTGGCGCATGGCCCGTGCCATCGCCGCCGAGCATGCCGATCTGAAAGCCGCCGGGGCCGATATTACCGGCCTGCCGGACCTATCCGACGAGGACGCCCTGTCCGGGCTGTCGCAGATGCTGTTCGCCCAAGGTCTGGCTCGTTCCTCCATCACCAAATGGGAGGGCGTGCTGGACGCCGATGATCGGCCCGCCGAGGTCACCGATACCGCCATCGCCGAGCTGATGCAGCTTCCCCGCATGGCCGAGTCTTTCGTCGTCCAGTACACCGAAACCCATGAAGCGGTCATCGCCGAGGGAAACGTCTCCAGGCCCGCGCCGAATGGCACTTCGGCGGCGGGCCTGACTACTGCCGAGGCTGCGGTGGAAACTGCGACTGTCCCTATGACCGCAACGCCCCCCTGACCGAGGCGGGCTGGCAAGCCTGGGAATTGCTGACCGGGGCAATCGGCGCCATCCGCATCGGCCCGCGTGGCGGCATCACCGGGCTCGACCTTCCCGCCTTGCTGATCCAGGCCGAGGCACTGGGTTACGACCGGCCTTTGCTGGTTCGGCTGCTGCCTTTCGTCGAGCGGGGAATGGTGGCCGGTTCCGCCAAGGTTCAAACCGAGACCTGATCCATGGCAACCAAATCCGTCTCCATCCGTCTGTCCCTGCAGGACGGCGAAACCGTTCGGCGGAGCCTGATCCAACTGGGTAACGACGGCCAGAAGGCGCTGGCCCGGATCGAGGGCGCGGCGCAACCGGCGTCGAAGTCGCTGCTGGCGATGAATGCCGCCAGCCAGGATATCCAGGGCGGCATGGCGGGGTTCGCCTCGCGGCTTGGCCCCATCGGCTCGGTGATGATGGCGCTGGGACCGGCGGGGCTGGCGGCTGGGGCGGCCATCGGCTTCTTCGGCAAGGCCATGGTGGAGTCCACCATCAAGGTGGAAAGCCTGGAGGCCCGGCTGAAGGGTCTGGTCGGCGCCGCAGCCCTGACGGAGACCACCAGCTATCTCTACACCCAGGCCCAGAAGACCGGCACGGCGCTGGAGACGGTGGTCGGGGCCTATTCGCGGCTGGCGGCGTTGCAGAAGGCCGGGATCATCACCACCGGGGAGTCCCGTGCCCTGCTGGAGGGCTTCCAGTCCACCGCCATCGCGCTGGGGGCCTCATCCGAACAGTTGGAGCAATCCCTGTTCGGTCTGGCCCAGGGGCTGTCATCGGGCACGCTGCGCGCCGAGGAATTGAACCAGATCGTCGAGCCCATGCCTGGGCTGCTGCAGGCTCTCGACCGGGCCGCCGCTTTGCCCTCGGGCGGGTTCCGCCAGATGGTCACCCAGGGCAAGGTGACGGCGGATTTCTTTCGCGACACCTTGATCAAGGCGCTGCGGGGCTTTGACGAAGCCGCCAAGGAAAGCGCCGACACCGCCGAGCGGTCCTTCACCCGCATGGCCAATGCCTGGCAGGGCTTCACCAACGCCCCCTGGCTGCGCAAGGTTCTGTCGGGCGGCGCCAATGCCGGGGCGGCGACGCTGGAATCGCTGACGCCGGGCGAATCCACGGTCAAGTCGCGGCTGGCCGATCTGGATCGGCGCATCGCCGCCCTGGGGGGCGAGCAGGCGCTCGACAAGCCATTGCCAGCGGGCACCCATTCCGTGGTGGTGATGGCGGTCAGGGAGGAAAACGAGGAACTGCGCCGCCTGCTGGCCGAACGTCAGGATGTCGCCGCCGATCTCGACGAGATCACCCGCAAGCGGGCGGGCATGGAAGCCCAGGCCAAGATGGAGCGCGACCGGGTCCGGGCCGAGCAGCGCGAGCCGACCTATATCGAGAAGCTGTCGGATCTCAAATTCGAGGTGGAATGGCAGGAGAAGCTGAATGCGGCCCGCGCCGCCGGCAACGCCGAATTCTCCCGCACCAAGGCCCAATATGAGGCGGCCAAGGGCTTCCGCCAGATTGAGAAGGAGCTGTTCCAGCAAGGCGGCGTCTATCGCACCCAGCCCAAGGAGCAGGAGATCAAGGATCTGCTGGCCCGCGAGGCCGAAGCCAAGGGCAATGGCGAGATGTCCGCCCAGGCCCAGGCCGAGGTGCTGGGCTTAAACCTCCAGGCCCGTGGCCAGGAGCGTCTGGCCGAAGCCGCCCGCACCGGGGGACAGGCCCAGATCGACGCGGCGCGATCCGCCAAGGTGCTGGAGTTCGCCTTCAAGAATAACGGCGCGGCGGTAGCCGAATACGACAGGGCGCTGCGCCGGATCGATGCCGCCAAGCTGCTGGAGCAAAAGAACGGCCTGATCCGCTCGCTGGAGCAGGAAGTCGCCGCCAATGATCGCCTCGCCGATTCCGCCAAGGGATCTGTGGCCGACACCATCCTGGCGGAGCGCACCAACTGGCTGGCCGAGCAGGCGGCCAAGGGGCTGACCGATGCCAATGGCGACTTGGCGGCCTCCTACGCCCAGGTGCAGAAATCCCGCGCCAACAGCGAGGCCGCTCGCGCCGTCGCCGACCTGGAGCGCGAGATCGACGCCCAGATGCGATTGGCCGAGGCGGTGCGCAGCAGTGATCGCACCAAAGTCCGTGACGTCACCATCGACAATGACGTCGCCAAATTCGCCCGCGGCCACAAGCTGGCCGAGGACGATCCCAAGGTCGATGAGTACCGGGCCGCCCGGTCCCGTCAATATGCCGAAGCGGTCAAGGACGAGGCCCGCCAGACCACTCTGGCCTATGACGCCACCCTACGGTTTGCCGAGGAACTGGCCAAGCTCAACGAGCAGCGGGCCAGCGGCACCTTGTCGGAAGAAGCTTACACCCGCCGTTATCGGGAGCTGGAGCAGGATAAGCTGGCCGCCAGCCGTGATTGGCAGGACGGCGCCATCCGGGCGGTGCGGGCCTATGCCGACGAAGCGGCCAATGCTGCCGTATCAGCCGAACGGGCCATGTCGGGGGCCTTGCGGGCCAGCGAGGATGCCTTCGTCAAATGGGCCATGACCGGCAAGCTGGCCGGGCAGGATCTGTTCAACAGCCTGGCCGAGGAGGCTTTGCGCGCCGCTTGGCGCATGTCGGTGGTGGCGCCACTGTTCGGCGGGGCCGGTGGCGGTATCTTCGGCGGCATGATCGCCAGCATCGGCAGTTTCTTTTCCGGGACCGCTTCCGGCGGCGCCAGTTCCGGCGGCGCGGCGCCGGTGCCCGATACCGGTAATTTCGCCATCGCCCATACCGGCGGCCTGATCGGTCTCGACCGGCTGGAGACCCGGTCATACAGCGCGTCGATTTTCGCCAATGCGCCGAAATTCCACGGCGGCGGTCTGGTGGCTGGAGAGCGCCCCATCGTTGCCCGCGTCGGTGAGGGCGTTTTCACGCCCCGGCAGATGGACAATGCCGACCGCATCCTGAATGCCGCCTTGTCGCAGCCGATGGCGGTGGGCGTGGTGGTGACGGTCAACAACAACGCTTCAGGTACCCAGGCTCGCGCCGAGCAATCCCTGGGGGCCGATGGCCGCATCCATCTCGACATCATCGTCGAGGAGATCGAGGGCCGCATGAGCCACCGCATCGGTCGCGGCGAGGGCATGGCCCCGATGCTGGAGCATCGCTATGGGCTGAACCCGGCGGCAGGGACCTATCGATGACCGGTCAGTGCGGCTCCGATTCAATGTGTCGAGCCATATCCATGCTGTCGTGCAGAATGCGCACAACCTGCACCCCTTCCTCGAATCTGTGCGGGTCGGCGCGAAACACGATGATATGACGCGCTTTACGTCCCGTTCGGGCGGTATGAAGCGTGAAAAAGCCAGCAGACAGGCTATCACAAGCCTTGACGCCGATAGTCGTCGGCCATTCCGCCAAGGAATTGATCGTATCCACAAGGGTTGCGGCATAAGTCTCAGCCTGCTGCCTACCGAATTGCTCGGCGGTCCACTCCATTATCCCATCAAAGTCGGTAGTGGCTGCGGACGTAAGATTGACCGTCCATCGCTTTCGAGGCGGGTTCACGGACGACCTTCGCGTCGACTCAATCCTCTCTCGATTGCGGAAGCCGCTATGCCCTCCAGATGACGACGTAGAGAGGCTTCATCCTTGAAGCTCTGGTATCGCCCAGCCTCGATATCGTCGATCCCCACCTGTACGGCGGCGCGCAGCGCATCAAGACGGGCTTCTTCCTCGACATCCCGGCGCTCGATCAGGCGCAGCCCTTCGCGCAGCACTTCGCTGGCGTTCTGGTAGCGGCCCGAGGCCACCAGCCGCTCGATCAGATCGGATTGATGATCCGTCAGGACGACATTGCGGGTGGGCATGATCCATTCTCCATGGCGTTCCGTTCTTGGCAGAATATGCCATTGCTGTCGGCGCGTGCAAGGCTATCCGCGTCGGACAAGGATACGGCCATCCCATGACCACCACCATCTCCTGGCCCACCCGGTTGCCGCTGCCGACCTATGACGGTTATGCCCTGGAACCGGAATCGGCCGTCACCCGCACCGACATGGAATCCGGCCCCGCCCGGCAGCGGCGGCGGTTCACGCAAACGCCCACCCGCATCCCGGTGCGATGGCGGATGTCGGCGGTGGATTTCGCCACCTTCGAGGCATGGTTTCGCCTGAAGCTGGACGATGGCGGCGATTGGTTCGGCATCTCCCTGCTGGGCGGGATCGGGATCGCCGCCCACGAGGCCCGTTTCGTCGGCCAGGGCAACGCCCCCTACAAGGCGGTGCCCAGCCGGGGCGGGGCTTGGATCGTCACCTCGGTGTTGGAAATCCGTGAGCGCCCCATGCTCGACGCGGGGGCACTGGAAATCCTGCTGGCCGAGGATGTGGTCGTTCTCTTTTCCAACATCCAGACCCTCCATTCCACCCTGCATGTCGGCTTGCCCGTCAGCATTCGCTGGTGATCGACCATGACCCTGCAAACCGATCTCGCTGCTGCCGTCGCCCAGGTGACGGCGGACAGTACCCTGCTGCACCAGGTGGTGCATGGCCCGGCCAGCGGGACCGAGTCCCAGGTCGTCACCGAGGGTGGGCCGGTCAAGACGGTGGCCAAGGCCATCGCCGATATCGACACCCGGCTTCAATCCGGTCTGGAAACCCTGGACCAGAAGGTTGCGGCGGCGGCGGCCAGCGCGGCGCTTGCCGTTCAAGGCGCCGAAGCGGTGGAGACGAGCGAGGCGGCTATCGCGGCAAACGCCCAGGCCGCGCGCCTGTCGGAAACGCATGCCGCCGCCAGCGCATCATCCGCGTCCGGCAATGCCGCTGCGGCCAATGCCAGCGCGGTCGCGGCACAGGCATCCCGGCAAGCGGCAGAGAATGCCGCGATCCTCGCGGAACAGTCCAAGACGGCCTCGGTGGCGGCGAAGGCCGTCGCCGCACAGGCGGTAATCGATGCAGGAGCTTTGGCATCTGCAGCCAACGCCTCGGCCATCGCGGCCAGTACCAGCGAAGCCACCGCCCAGGCGAGCGCGGAAGCGGCTGGTCTGTCCGAGCAGCGGGCAGCGGCATCCTCGGCTTTGGCGGTCAATGCCGACGCCAGTGCCACCGCGTCGGCGGCCCAGGCTCGCGCCTCGGAATCCGCCGCTGCTGGCTCGGCCACGGTCGCAGCCCAGGCCGAAACCGACGGCGCCTTCTGGGCCGGACAGGCCGAGAGCTTCGCTGTTGCGGCCGAAGCGGCGGCCACCATCGTCGCCGATGCCACCGGGCTTGATCTGCAAACCCTGATCGTTTCCGCCCGCAGGGGCTCGGACTACCGGACGCTCGGCATCGAGTTGTTCTGAGAGGAAAGCTCATGACCACGCTTGCCCATTACCTGACGGTCAAATCCGCCCAGGACAACGCCTTCGCCACCATCTCGGCCAAGCTCGACGAGCCCAATCTGCGGATGGACGACTTCGCCCTGATGGTGAAGGCCATCGAACTGATCGAGACCATCCAGGACACCGATGCCTACGACGCCCTGCTGCGCAAGGTGGCGGCCAAGGCCGCCGGGCTTTACGCCCCGGACTTAAGCGGCGAGGACATCCTCATGCTCACTCGGGCTTCCAGGCTGGGCGACATCCCCCATGGCGGGGAGGAGCGGTGGATGCTGCTCAATCGCGATGAACGGAACATGGATGTCACCGGCGCCGTGGTGGTCGGCGAGCGCACCCTGGAATCGTTCGGCGACCGTGTCCTTGAAACCTTCTACGCGGAGACCTGATCCCATGCCCCTGACCATCCCCCCGATCCCCAATGCCGCTCCCTTCGCGGCGTTCTCCGACAATGTCGGCATCTTCAGCAATTCCAAGGCCCGCGAAATCCCGACCCGGCTCAATGCCATCGCGCAAGGACTGAAGGATCACATCAACACGCTCTGGCTGGCCACGGCCACCGGCTTCATTAACGGCACGGTGATCGCCGGTCTGAACGCCGCCCTTGCCAAGATCGAGACCTTCTCCAACGGGATCGAAACCCGCATCAACAATCAGATGGCCGAGTTTCAGGTCAATCTCGCCAATTACCTCGGAACCAATGCCGGGTATTCGGTCAGTGCCGCCAATGCTGCCCTGTTCACGGGCGGCATCGTCGCGGGCGACGTCGTCTACGACGTTGCGGGAAGGGCGGTTTCGATCCGCCAGGGGCCGCGTCTGATCAACGGCATCACCTACAACGACGACGGAACCATGGCGGGCTATGCCGAGAAGCTGACCCTCGGCGGCATCACCTACACCCGCGCCTACAGCTTCACCTATACGCCCGACGGGCAGATTGCCGCCATTACGGAGGTTTGACGATGGACATCCTGACGTTCAACGCGATGAAACAGTACCAGCGCCGTATTGACAGCGATCTGCTCGATCCCTGGAAGCGCCCGGCCTTCGCCGTGGTCACCATGAGCAGCTCGGCCCCCTGGGGCACGGTGGTCTACAACCACTATCTCCAGGAGCTTTACCGCCAGCACTACAATGACAGTGGCTACATGCAGGGCAGCACCAGCAGTCTGGGCACCGAATTCTTCAACAACTGGTATTCCTACGGCCAGACCAACTCGAACATCTCGTCGACCGACACCTCCTATGGCGACGGCACGGCGCGGTGTGGGCATCTCGGCCATATCGCCCTCGGCATCGGCCCCGACGGCTCAATGATCGGCCGCCCCAGCCCCTATGCCGGTACGGCGCTCCGGAATGTCGGTGTCTGGGTCAACAACAAGACCAACAAGAACCTCGCCCTGTTCATGGAGAACCAGTACGCGGGCGTGGCGCCGCGGGCCATCGCCCCCGGCCGCCTGACCGGCACCGAGGGTTGGCATCTGGCCTGGACCAACACCAAGTTCTACGCCCAGAACAATTTCGGCACGTACAACAAGTACGGGATGATCGGCTACAACGAGAAAACCGGCACGCTGGTCATCAATGAGAACAAGAACGGCGGCACCTCTATGCGGCTGCACGTCTATTCCAACGTCCCACCGTTCGACATTTCCGCCAGCAACCGCCGCGCCTGGTTCAACAATCTCGATGAGACCAAGCACATCTTCTACGACTGGACGGCCAATTCGGCCGGGTATGCCGAGAGCCTCTATCGCGGCATCGTCATTCCCTGCGACGACGGCAAGATCCTCGTCGTGCGGATGGAACCCAGCAATTACTGCATGCTGGACCGGTTCACGCCGAACGGTTCCGGGGGCTACACCAAGGAAGCCACACACACGCTGAGCACGACCACCACCTACGGCATGGAATCCGCCGACCGCAACGGCATCCGCTTCCAGATCTCCAACGACGGCAAATACGTCATCTGCTACCAGCCCTATTACTACTATGGGGCCGGGGCCGAGGTGTTCCTGATCCGGGTGTCGGACGGGAAGTACGCCTTCCTGCAATACCAGGATTCCAGCTATGGGCGGTCGTTCGCGCCCATTCGCGACAGCGACTTCATGGTCTCCTACAGCCCGAATTCCGACAGCGGTTACGGCATCTACATGTCGCACATCGACACCCGCACGGTGTTCCAGGCCATCGCCGACAAGGGCGACATGAGCTCCAAGGTGCCGGGCTTCAACGTCTACATCTTCGACAGCGCCTATCACTCGACCAACTACCCCTACATCGTCCCGATCATCGGAGGCATCTGATCATGGCCGGCAAAATCAGCTTCCCCCATGGCAATGACTGGGGCGTCATTGGTCCCGAGGGCGACCACGATCTGCCGGTGGACTCGACCCTGGGTCACCGGTTCCATCTCGTCGACGGCGAGGTCATCGACCGCTATGACGGCGTCACCGACGATGAGGTCCGCAGGCTTGATGCCGAGCGCGTCGTCGAGCGGCAGGCCGAGGAACTCCAGGCGGCCAGAACCGCCCTGGTTCGTCGGGTCAAAGCCGAAGCGGCGGGGCGCATCGCCACTCTCGACTGGAAGGTCGAACGCGCCCGTGAGCGGGATGCCCTGAACGGCACCAAGACTCTCCAGGATGTCTATGCCGAGCGAGAGGTCATTCGGCGGGCGAGCAACGAGGCCGAAGCCGCTATCGCCAAGCTCGCCTCCCAGGAAGAGATCCTGGCCTTCTCCTGGTAGCCCCTTCCACCGACCCGGAATTCAATGCCATGACCGAACAATCCCCGGAAATCTGGGCGGGCGTCGCCACCCAGTATGTGGGCGCGTGGGGGCAAGCAGCCCCCATGGTCCAGATCGCCGCCATCACCGCCACGGTGATCATCATTGCCATCATCGCCTGGGCATGGTCGCGGAAGCAGGGGGCGCCGGATGCGTCTGGTGTCCCCGTTGAAGCTTTCGCCCATGTGGTCGAGGAACAGGCCCGCCAGACCGAGGCCCTTCGCTCCGCGGTCGAGGGACTGAGCGAGATCGTCCACGAGATGCGCAAGCTGCTGGCGGCCAGGACCTTCTGCCCGTTCCCGTCGCCCATGTGCGCTCCCGGCAAGGACAACCATGCCTGATTCGGCGTTGTCGCAGGCGCTGAAGGAGGCGTTTGCATCGGCCCCGGCCGGAACGGTGATTCTCGATACGTTGGAGATCTGGCATCCAACCTTTGACGAGCCGATCCGGGTGGTCCGCGACCACGCCGATCTCACCGCCCGACTGGAGGCCGGCGCCCCCCGCGATGGCGGCAAACGGGTGACCTTCGCAGCACTTGCCTTCGAGTTCTCGCCGCCGCCGGTGGATACCGCCCCGGTGCCGGAAATCACCGTCACCCTCGACAATGTCGGCAGCGACATCACCGACGCCCTGGAAGGGGCCGCCATCAGCCAGCAGGTGATCGAGATCACCTGGCGGCCCTACCTCTCCACCGACCTCAACGGCCCTCATATGGACCCGCCCATCACCATGACCCTGACCGAGGTCGAAGCCGACACCATGAGGGTCACGGGGCGCGCCCGCATGCTGGATGCGGGGAACAAGTCCTTTCCGTCCATCACCTATACCGCTCGGCGCTTTCCCGGTCTGGCGCGGTGATGACGGCTATGCTTCCCAGGGATTGAGGATATCGACACCGGCCGCCGCGAAATCGGCGACGTTGCGGGTCACCACGGTAAGACGATGCTTCAGGGCGGTGGCGGCGATCAGGCTGTCGATAGCCGGTAGCGGCTGTTTGATCCGCGCGGTCAGGCGGCCCCATTCGTCGGCGACAGCGGCATCGACCGGTAGCACGCGGCTTTCGAACCAGTCGGGCAGTTCGATTTCCAGCCAGGCGATGATCCGGCCGCGCCGCCGCCCATCCGCCAGTTTCTCGGCACCCCGGCGGATTTCGCCTAGGGTCAGGGCGCTGATGAACAAGGCTTCCTGCGGCGCCGTCTCGAACCACCCCACCACCTGCGGCGCCGGGACGGGCCGGATCAGCTCGGACAGGGCGCAGGTATCGACCAGATAGCTCACAACTCGATGTCCCGCGACGGCGAGCGGTCGCGCTCGATATCGAGGTCCACGCCGGACAGCGGCGAAGCCCGCAGGAATTCCACCAGCGACGGCTTGCGCCCCTTCAGCCGTTCGTACTCGTCCTGGGACATTACCACCGCCGTGGTGCGGCCGCGAACGGTGATCGCCTGCGGACCTTCGGCTGCGGCGCTGCGCAGCAGTTCGCTGAACCGGGCCTTGGCGTCCTGAACCTGCCACGCGTGCATGGGCGTCTCCTGACCATTCTGACCAGATGAGGATAGCGACAATGACCCGCGAATGCCAGTCCCCGGTTGGAGCCCCCCATTGGGCCATCGCCTTGATCGGCCTGCCGTGGTCTGTCCACGGCAGCGGGCCGGACTCGTTCAATTGCTGGGAATTCGTCCGCATGGTCCAAGCCGAGCATTTCGGCCGTCTGCTGCCCGAGATCGGCAATCCCGAAGATATGCTGGTCATGGGCCGGACCTTCCGCGACCACCCCGAGCGTCGGCGTTGGGCCAAGGTTGGATTGCCAGCGGAAGGCGATTGCGTCCTGTTGCGCCGATCCCGCCATCCCATCCATGTCGGCGTCTGGCTCGAAGTGGATGGTGGCGGCGTCCTGCATTGCGCCGAGGGTGCCGGGGTGGTGTTCCAGCGTTCGGACGCGCTCGCGCTCAACGGCTGGGCCATCGAAGGTTTCTACCGGTTTTCGCCATGACCGCCTCCATCGTTATAGTCACCAATCCCTTCGAGCCGGTGGCCAGCCGCTCGGTTCATGCGGTGGAATCCGGGATCACGCTGGGCGGCCTGTTGCAGGCTTGCGGCATTGCCGAGGATTGCTGGTCCGACGGGCCGGAAATCCTGATCGGCGGCATGGCGGTGCCGGTCGGCATCTATGCCGTCCGGGCCATCGGCGACGGCGAGGTCGTCACCGTCATTCGCTGGCCCCAGGGCGGCGGGGGCGGTGGTGGGGGCGGCAAGAACCCCATGCGGATCGTGTTGACCATCGCGGTGATGGTGGCCGCCATCTATCTGGGCCCCATGGCGGCGGTGGCCATGGGCTATACCGCCGCCAGCAGCGCTGCCGCCATGGCCACCGCCGGCATCGCCCTGGCCGGCTCGATGCTGATCAATACGGTGATCCCGGCCCCCAAGCCCTCCATGCCGTCGCTCAACTGGGGCGGCAGCGGCAGCGCGCCGGCCCCCAGCCCGACCTATTCAATCCAGGCTCAGGGCAACCAGGGCCGATTGGGCCAGCCGATCCCGGTGATCTATGGCCGCCACCTGATCTATCCCGACCTCGCCTCGGAGCCCTACCAGGATTACGTCGGCGGCGAGCAGTACCTGTATCAGCTTCACGTCATCGGCCAGGGGGAATATGCGGTCGAGCAGATCCGCATCGAGGACACCCCCATCTCCTCGTTCGAGGAGGTCCAGACCGAAACCGTTCCGCCCGGCAGCCGGGTCACCCTGTTCGAGCCGGATGTGGTCACAGCCGCCGAGGTGGCGGGCCAGGAACTGGTGGCGCCCAATCTGGTGCAATCGGGCGACGACGGGTATATCGGCCCGTTCACCGCCAATCCGGTCGACACCTCGGCGGGGGCGCTGGGCATCGACGTGATCATGCCTCGCGGCCTCTACTATGCCAATGACGGTGGCAGCCTCGATAGCCGCACCGTCCAGTGGCAGGTGGAGGCGCGAGCCGTCGATACCGAGGGGGGAGCCATTGGCGGCTGGGCGATTCTGGCGCAGCCGTCCCATACCGCCGCCACCAACAGCACCATCCGTCTGTCCTTCCGCTATGCGGTGACGCCGGGCCGCTATGAGGTTCGCCTCAAGCGTCTCGACACCAAGGACACCGCCGAACGCGCCGGCCATGAAATCCGCTGGGGCGCTCTGCGTGCCTATTTGACCGGCCAGCCCGATTTCGGGGCCGTCACCCTGCTGGCAGTCAAGATGCGGGCCACCGACAACTTGTCGCAGCGCTCCAGCCGCATGATCAACGTCATTGCCACCCGCAAGTTGCGGGTGTGGTCGGCGGCAGGCGGTTGGTCGGCCCCGCAGCCGACCCGTTCCATCGCCTGGGCCTTCGCCGATGCCTGCAAGGCCGAGTATGGGGCGAAGCTGGCCGACAGCCGCATCGACCTCAAGACGCTGGCCGCCCTGGATGCCGTGTGGGCCGCCCGTGGCGACAGCTTCGACGCGGTGTTCGACACCAGCATGACGGTGTGGGAGGCCCTGACCCGCATCGCCCGCTGCGGCCGGGCGGTGCCCATCCAGCAGGGCGGCATCGTCCGGATCATCCGTGATGCGCCCCAGACCATGCCGGTGGCCATGTTCGGGCCGCGCAACATCGTCAAGGGCTCGTTCAAGATCAAATACGTCATGCCCGGCGACGACACCGCCGACGCGGTGACGGTGGAGTATTTCTCGTCGCGCACCTGGAAGCCCGACGAAACCACCGCCAAGCTGGCCGACAGCCAAGGCGACAATCCCGCCAAGGTCAATCTGTTCGGCTGCACCGCCAAGGACCATGCTCAACGGGAAGGTCTCTACATCGCCGCCAACAACCGCTATCGCCGCCGCATGGTCACCTTCCGCACCGAGCTGGAGGGCATGATCCCCACCTATGGCGATCTGGTCGCCATCACCCATGACATGCCCCGCTGGGGCCAGGGCGGCGAGGTGATCGACTGGCGGGCCGAATCCGCCAAGCCGCCTTGGATTGGGGCGGTGCTGGTGCTGTCCGAGCCGCTGACCTGGACCGAGGGCGCCAGCCATTACCTGGCGCTGCGCCGCCGAGACGGAAGTCTGGCGGGGCCGTTCCGGGTCGAGCCGGTGGCCGATGCGCCCACCATGGTGCGTCTCGTCGAGCCGCTGACCGTCACGCCTTATACCGGCGGCTCGGAGGAGCGGACGTATTTCAGCTTCGGCCCCGGCCAAGCCTGGGCACAGACCGCCCGCATCCTGGCCATCCGTCCCCGCGCCGAGCAGGTGGAGATCACCGCCGTCGCCGAGGATGCGAGGGTGCATGTGAACTGATTGCGGGGCGCTGCCCCGTTCCCCGCCAAGGGCCGAGAGGTCCTTGGAACCCGATCCTTGTCTGGCCGCCCATCCGGGCGGCTTTTTCATTGGAGGTTCCCCATGACCAAGGACGCTGTCGTGCCGCGTGGCATTCGCCTCAACAATCCCGGCAATATCAAGGAATCCCCCGGCGACAAGACCCAGTGGCAGGGCGAGCGGGCCACCGATGACGATCCGGTGTTCGAGGAATTCGTCAGCCCCGAGGCCGGTATCCGTGCCCTGGCCCGCATCCTACTCGGCTATCAACGCCGCCATGGTCTCAACACCGTGACGGGGATCATTAATCGCTGGGCGCCGGGCTGCGAGAACGACACCGGCTCCTATATCGCCCATGTCGCCTCCCGCCTGGGGGTAACGCCCGACCAGGCTATCGACCTGACCAAGGCCGGCACCATGGTTGGAATGGTCGAAGCCATCATCCGCCATGAAAACGGCCAGCAGCCTTACGCCAGAGAGGTGATCCTGGCCGGAATTGGCATGGGGCTGGGGAGTGCCTGACCATGACCCTGCTCGATCTCCTCGGCGATGCCGCCGCCATCGCAGCCAATCCAATCGCGGGGCTGGCCAAGGTGGCCCTCGACGTCGCCCCCGACATCGCCAGCCTGTTCGGCGACGATGCCGAGAAGGCCGTCGGCAAGCTGGCCGACACCGTCCGCGCCATCACCGGCACCGACGATCCCGACAAGGCTCGCGAGATGCTGGCAGACCCTAATCTGGTGTTCCAACTGCGCTCCCAGGCCCAAGCTTTCGCCCACGAGGAGCGCATGCAGCAGATGGCCGGTGCCCTCACCACCCTGACCGCCACCCTGGCCGACCGCCAGAACGCCCGTGCCAGGGACAGCGAGTTCATCAAGGCGGGCCGCAGCAACACCCGCGCCAATGTCCTGCTGGTCACCGCCGGACTCGGCATCATCGGCGGCATCGGCTTCATGGTGTTCGGCCACGTCGATGGCAACACCGCCGTTGGTGGCTGCATCATCTCGGTGGTGACCCTGCTGGCGGGTAAATTCGCCACCGCCTTCGATTTCGAGTTCGGTGGATCGGCGGATTCCGAGCAGACCCGCACCCTGCTGGCGCAGGCGCCGCCTATCGGGAAATAACCGCCAACCATATTTATCTGATCCAGCCGACCGAGGGAGCAATTCCCCCGGTCGGCTTTTTTGTGTTTGTGGCCTGCGATAAGGCAGACCAGTGGTGGGCTCAGGTCAGGGTCGCTGCCGTCCCCACCGCCGATCTTGATCCGCACCTCGTACGGCGTCTCCATCGGTCCCCGCGATTCAAGGGTCCGGGTCCCCTGATCAACTTGCTTTATCGATCCAGCATTCGTGCGTCGCCGCCGACCGCGTCGATGATGCTTCGCATCTCGAACGCCAATTCGGGGGGGTGACGATCCAGGAAATCAGAAATCGCCTCGTTGCGAAACAGCTTCGAGACATACCCCCTGGTCACCACCAAAGCCAGCATGGTGTTGCCCAGGCTCCCTTCAACCGCCCGGTAATCCTGGTGCAGCCTCTCCATCTCCCGTTCCATCCTTGCGATGTCTTCCGCTGATACCCCATCCAGCTCGATGCCCTTGAGATGACCAATGTTTATGACAATATATGTCGAGCGGCTTGGGTCGGCTCATGGGGAAAGCTTTGGATAATCTGGCTAAGTTCGATTCCAACAACGTCTGCATACTAGTCATTGATGATGACGTAACCACCCGGACGCTGCTTAAAAAGCTTCTAGCCGCAATGGGGGCGGCAAGAATTTGGGAGGCAGCAGATGGGATTGAGGGGCTGGAAATTGCCTTTGGAGATCTCACCCCTGATTTAATCTTGTGTGACTTGGGTATGGAGCCTATTGACGGTTTGGCGGTGATTGGGGCAATCAGAGCGACCGGAAAGACGCATCTCTCCAAAGTCCCCTTGGTTGTTTTCACTGGATCTCACGAAAAAGCAATTTTAGATGGAGCATTAAATGCTGGTGCCACCGGGGTCATTCCCAAACCTCATACTCCAAGAGATTTGGCCAAATACCTTTGTGGGCTTGTGAGTAGGACAAAGCCATCATCGGATGACCTGAAGGAGTTCCGAGACGCGGCTAAACAGGATTCCGATGAACCTAAGCCGTAATAGGGCCACTTGTGAATGATCCTGGGTTTATTCGTCATATCGTCTATCGCTGTCACGGTGGCATTCTACGTCAAAGGGCCGCTTCCTTGGGCTTGTGGGAAATCGAAGCGGTGTGCCATGTACAAGCGGCCCATTTGCCTCGTTGCCAACGGGAAGTGGAAGGTTCGGAAGTCCAATGACTGCCCGTACTTCACGCAACAGCTGGTTATGGTTCCGGCAGATAAGCCTTGATCCTCACTTTAGGCCGAGTCGGCATTGAGCATGACCAGCCTCTCGCCCATTGGGCATCCATCTTCATTCTTGATGTCGAGAAAGGAGATGGCGCTCCACTTTTGAGTGTTGCCAACAGTTTTGGTCGGCGAACTTCACGCCTTCTCTCTTTTGCAGAAAATTGGCATCATCACCGCCATGTCGAAAAGCCAGCTCCATCTCTTTGAACAGCGAGCCCCATCGGCGAAGCCTTCATCGCGGGCCGATGGCCGCGCGCCTGCCGATCTCAGCTCGTTACCAGATCAAGAATTGGTGGCAGGAATCGCAACCGCTGGGATTGCGGAAATCTTCGCCCGGATGACCGAATGTGGGCGGCGTAAGTTGACGGCGGCTGTGCCAGCCCTTGAGGGTATCTGCAAGAGATTCTCCGGCTTTGGCCTCGATACCTTGATCCGCGAGCAAGCCGTGGCACTCGAAACCTTGGTTAAAATCGGTAGCCCAGAGGCGGCGACTGCGGTGGAGCGGATCATCACACGAGATATGGTTCAGGGGCCTGGGTTGGTACTGGCTGTTGCCGCAGCAGCTCGAACCGGCGTCACCCTGCCTGCCGCCGTGACGATGCGGTTGCTGCGCCATGACGAACCCGATGTCCGTGCCGATGCCTGTCGCAGCGCACGCTTAGATCCTGATGTTGTCGCTATCTTGTTGGATCTTCAAGATGATCTGCACCCCAGCGTTCGCATTGCCGCGGCCTGCGCCCTTGGGCGATTTGGGAAGGTTGATGCCCTAGAGGCGCTGAGCGAAGCGTTAGAATCGGCGCCCAACCACGAAGTAATCGATGCCTTAGCCGACATTGCCGACGACGACGCCGTCGTGCTGCTTGGTCGGGTGGCACAAGATCGGCCCGACTTGGCCGAAGCAGTGTTATCGGCTCTTGATGAGTGTGGCTCAGCGTTGTCCGCAAAGGTGTCCGATCGGGTTCGGAGATTGTCGAGAGCTACAACCGCCATGATTGGCCCGCACGATATTGTCGTTGAGATCGATGAAATCCCCTATATCGGCAGATGCGAGTTGAAAGGGGAGACGGTGGTGGTTACCTCCGAGTTTGGCTCCAAGGCGCTGGAGGTTGGCGAATTACCGCCTGACGTCGTGGCCAAGCGCCTGCTGGCTGCACTCGTTCGTGAGGCCGAGGGCCATGTCTGACCTCCGGCCCCGTCCCTCCCGTGTTCTTCAGCGGCGCGCCCGCCGTGCGCGGCTGATCCTGATGGCGATCCTCGTCATTGGGCTCGGCGTGGCCTACTATGTTGGAGCGGTCGTGCTCGGTTAATGTCGTCGTCGTCACTCGGTTCCCTTCAATCGAAACCAGCAGTGCTGGGGATAGGTCACAACCTTCCGCGGCACGAAAGGCGAGCGGGACAGACAGTGGAAAGATTGCCCCATGTGCGCCGATTACACTCCGCCCACACACTCAAGCAGCCGACGAAGCTGGGAGGATCTCCGCACACTCGAGCGTGACTATTTTCTGCTGGCGGCATTCGGCGGCCCGTCCGAATGGCAGCCCGTCATGGAAAACCTTGGTCTTGACCGGGTAGAGGCTGCTCGCATCGCCAATGCCATGTCTCCCCTAGCCCAGCCACCGAAGTCAATTGAGGAGCGCAGTCAGCGAGAGCAAGACGCGTTGACATTCCTAGCCAATCGCCCTTTGGGCTCTGCATTGAAGGAGGCCATTGGGCGGCGTGACGGAAGTCTGGATATGCCCATAGAAGAGCCTGCGGCACAGTTCCGGGCGAGAGATGGGGCGCCACCTGATGTTCGAACAGGTGTTTTCTATCACCCCACCAATGAGATGCGGCCTCGATACGGACATGAAGGCCAGAGTCCGCGCGGCGGCGTCATGGCGACCTTGGGAGCGGTACTTAAATCCGCACGAAATACCAGCTATCACATGTTACGCGCCCTTTCCGGGATTTCGAAAAGACATCTCCTGCCTCGCATCAAAGCTATTGGCGGTGCCATTCGGACGGGCGCTGGGGAAACGTTCAGCGCCGTAGCGACCCGCATGGGAATCACGAGGTCGATCCCGCTCACGAGTATGGCTGCCGAGAACAGCGACGGCATTACGCCCACTTCAGATCAAGATCTACGGGAAGCATCGGTCGAACGCTGGCGCCAAATGGGAGAAACCATTAAGGCCATGACCGTTGCTTCTGCTCTCCGCGGCTACCCACCCGCTCTCGAATTCATCCGGATCATCGCACCGGACATAGGGCCTTTCGATGATTCGAAGATA